CAACCAGTAAGCTCACTTATATATTTAATTGTACCAAGTTCATTACCTGATATCTCAGCAGATTCTTTATCTAATATCTCAATATCCAATTTTGTAATACTATCGTTTAACGCATCAATTTTCAAAGACATTTTATCACGATTTTCAATTGCCATCGTCAATTGTGTTTCAAATGACTTTCTATTTGCGTTATTTGCTCTTGTAATCAACTGACCTGTTTGTCTATCAACACTTTGAGTTGTAGTATTACTTGAAAGAGCTTCTCTTAATTTTGATATGTCTTTATCTAATGTTTGTTTTTCTTTTTGGTATTCACCTTTGATTTCTTCAAACCTTTCTTTTTTTACTTCGATGTTTTTTATTTCCTTTTGACCTATCTCAAGTTTTGCAATATTAGAAGAAAATCCGGTACTTAATAAACCATAAATACCAAGAGATGTAATAAGTGATAATGTTACCAATGCTATTGTCATATAAATTTTCAATACTCCATATGTTTCTTTCCACTTGTCGTGTAAATATGTTGCAATTGCAAGTTTAGATATTTCTAAAAATCCACCCATAACTATAACAGGTAAAGCAACCCCCACAAATACAACGGATAGACCAACAACACTATAATATGCTGCAGTTCCTGACAAACCAAGAGCACAAAAAAGTAAAAACCACGGTAATAATTTATTTTTCATAATAATAACTATAATAGATAAATATAAAAGATAAAGAAAAACCCCCTTGTTAGAAGGGGGTCGTGTTATAGTATCATAAATATTCAAACAAATCCGAACACTCGTTACGAAGTTTACGAAGTGCTTTTTCTTTAATTTGTCTTACTCGTTCTTTAGTTAGACTAAAATCAGAACCAATGTCTTCTAATGTTCTAGGTGTACCTGTGATACCGTAGTAGTCTTCTATAATAATTCTTTCTCTTTCATCTAAAACACCCATAATTTCCATCATTTTTTGTTTTAAGATGTCTTTAGTGTTGAAAACTTCGTCGGGTGATTCTACATTATCGTTTTTGATAATGTCAATTAGAGTATCACCATCTTCATTGATATGCATGTCTAAATCAACCATGCGAGGTAAAGAAGCAAACTTACTAGACAACTCTTTGTTTGTTTTTTCGTTTTCTCGTTTTTCTTTTTGCATGTCTTGTACGACATTTACCGGTAGTCGGATGGTACGAGAGTTATCATTTAATGATTGTAGGATTGATTGTTTGATCCACCAAACCGCATAAGAAATAAAACGATTTTTCTTTGACCAATCGAAGTTTTTTATTGCCTTCATTAACCCATAATTCCCTTCCGCTATCAAATCTGATAGGTCAACACCTTGGTTTTGGTATTGTTTAGCAACCGTAATCACAAATCGAAGGTTCCCTTCTAACATTTCTTTTTGAATAGCATTTTTTTCTCTATCCGTACAGTCTGTTGATGAGATTCTCTCAGCCAATGCTCGTTCCCTTTCGGGAGTCATGACTTTTAGTTTTCGAATGTCTTTAAGGTAAATTTGAATTTCATCCTGATTAAGGGGGTTAGTTGATTTTGTTTCCTCCATTTTCTCTCTTTCCATAATTGTCTAATATTTGTTTCTCTTCTTTTGTTAATGACTCTATTCCTTTCTCTGTTATCTTTTCTAAAATTTGGTCCACTGTTGGTTTAGGTGATTCAGGTCTTTTAAACTTCATCGGAAACTCAAAGTTTTCATCCGACAAAGGTAAAATAAATTCCATGATATTACCTAATTTTTTCTCTTTTTCTTCATTTAATTTTTCTACATCTACTTCTTTGTTCTTGTTTTCTTTCTTAACTCCGTCAATATTTAAAAAATCTTTCTTCAATTTTCTGTCCATCTTGATATCTACATTTTCTGTCGCTTCCATCAAAAAATACTGTTCTACTTGACCCTCTAAACACATGTCAATATAGTCTTTCAACTCAGCAAATGTTTCTTTGGTTCTAAAGTGTAAAACCATTCCAAACTCACCGTAGTTGAATTTTAAAAACTCACTAGATACGATAGTAACTAATTGATACGAAATTTCATCAATAAAGTTTTCCATTTCCGAAAAATCGCCGAAAATAAACAACATATATCTTTTATCTTGTGACTTCATTTCTTCTTTCTTAATTCTTCCCATAAATATTTCTTAAATGTATTTTACAAATATACTATTATTTTTAGTATCTATACTAATTTTGAAATATTATTTTCTTTACGTATTTTCACAACGCAATCAGCCCATTGAGAGACGAGGGGCGAGTGAGTTATGACGAAAATCTTGTCAAAATATTCTTTTATTTTGGTGAAGAACTCAGCAACCATCTCTAAGTTGTCATTACTAATTTTACCGAATATCTCGTCAAAAACAATTACATTTGGTTTAGGTAAACTACATATCTTACTCAATACTGATCTTAAAGCAAGTGCAGCAACACTACGCTCATAACCCGAACCTGATACCATTAGTTTTTCAATTCCTGTTCCATTATCAATCATCACAAACTCGACTTCGTTTTTGTCTGAAATTCTAATTTCAAGTTTGAAGTATGAACTATCTTCCATCAATCGTTGAAGTTCTGAGTTGATGAGTGGCATCATGGTTTTCATTATGATTTTAGAAATTCCATTCTTACCAAAAAGTTCTAAGTATATCTTATAGATTTTTTCTTTTTCCTCTTCTTCTTGGATTTTAACAATAGTTTTTTTGTTGTTTTCAATCTTTTCTTCTAAAGACTTGATTGTGAACTCATTATTAGATATAAGAGTATTGATTTTGTTTTTTTGATTATCTAATTCATCTAATCTCAAATCAGCCTTAATCAACATTGAATCAATCTTTTGGTTTTCTTGGATTTTATCTTGGATTTCCTCCCACCTTTTGATTTTATCTTTCAAAGAAGTAATTTTTAAATCGCAACTTTCAATACTAACCTCGTACTTTTCTTTAATAAGTTTGTTTTTTTCATACTCATCAAACTCTTTTTTCAACTGAACAAAACCTTCTTCCGTGCGGGATAAAACCGTCATAGCAACCTCATTTGTCTGTTTCTGCATGATATATCCATCAAGTTCAGCAATCTTTGCATTCGTGATCACAGCGTTCATTAATTCAATACCACAGTGCTCACATTTAATTCCACCTTCAACAGATGACTTCAACTTATTGATTGACGCAATTTCGGTATCAATCTTAACTATATCTTTGTAAAGTTCATTAATTTCTTCTTTTACTTTATCGTGTGTATCCTCATAATAAAACTGAGATGGTTCAACAACTTTAAGTTCAATGATTTTAGAAACTAGACCCTTTTTTTCAAAATCAATTGTGTTGATTTCTTCCTGTGTCTTTGTTGGATTTAATAAACTAATCTCGTGGTCAATGTTTGTGTGTTTTTTCTTTAACATGTCATCACGATAAGTTTTACCTTTCAGAATCGCATCTTCTACATTTAAAAGTTCCTTCTTACTTTCTACAATCTGTTCTAAATTATTTTTGATTGATCCTTCATGTGTTTCGATATCATCTTTTAATTGTTGTGAAGAATAAATGTTTGACATCTTGGATTTTGAAAATTCAGAGTAGATTTCTTTTGCTATTTCCTCTTTTGTTTTCAAAAACTCTAATCCCATAAATCTCGATAAAACCTGACCTCTCGCTGTTGGTTTTGCCTCCAACAACTCTTCAAGGTTTGATGCGGTTGTAAGAATGGTCATTAAGAAGTCCTCTTTCGTACCAATTGAAGATTTAATGAACGCTTCGGTTTCTCTTCTTTGTTCACCTGTAAAGTTTTGTAAACTACCATCAGACAACTTTTTAAAGAAGTCCAACTCAGTTTTAACATTCCATTCACCTTTTTTAGATAACTTTCTTTCAATTGTTCTTACTATGATATAATCTTCACCATCGATTTGCACTTCACCCTTTACATGTACCTTGTTCTTATCACTAAAACGATTGAATATTTCTTCAGCCTTTGTTGTCTTTGTTGTTTCATTAAAGAACAAGAACATCAATAGATCAACTGAAAGAACCGTTTTTCCACCGAAGTTTGGCGGGTCTGATTCTACAACAATAATTCCATTGAGTTTCTCAAAATCCAATCTCTGATTTTCACCATAAGACAGGAAGTTTGAGAACTCGATGTTTTTAATGTACCACTTTTTAAACTGAGCAGTTTCCTCTTGTTTTTCAGCGATCTTGTTTTCAACCATTCGGTTAATAGATAGTACTGATTCTAAGTGGTCGTTATAACCTTTTGTCTCCAAGTGTTGTTTAATTAACCCCAACTGGTAATTAGTGTCAGTGATATTCATCGACACATCAATACTTTGGTTCTCTTCAATGTTGGTGACTTTTGCCTTTGTTAGAACATTTACATTAGTTGTATTATACTTTTTTGAAAAGTAGTGTTTAACGGACTTTATTTTGTCTTGTGTAAAGTTTTCAGGTAGGTCTTCCCAAACTACTTGAATTGTTGGGTTAATAAACTTTGAAATATCAAGGTCTTTTATCATTATTTGGTAATTAAAGGTTTTAGTTTCCTTGAACAGATCCAACTGGTTCTGTGGTTGTATTTGTATTTTCATCAACTATTGTTGCATCTTCAACTAAATTATTTTCTGTGTCTGCTGACATTTTTGCAAACTCTTCTCTTAATTTTTCCATTTGTTCTTGCATCGCCGTGTTCCATTCTTTTGAAATTTTTCTTTCTGTGTGTTGTAATCTAAGATTTCTTTTAAGAACTTTTGCTCTGTGTGCTTTTGCCGCTTTTCCCATTTTTTAAACTATTAATTATTATTTATTACTTTCTGTTTTCCTCAAACCACTCAATGATTGCATTTATCCCCCATACAAAACCCGCAGATAACATACCATCATAAAATACAGATAAAAATTCATTTAGTCCAATGAATTCTTTGTTTGGTGAAAAATATGCCAATGATAGAAAAAATCCCACCCATGTACCTGTACATAACATACAAGAAATTAAACCAGATAAAAAATTACCTATAAAATTAAATGGAGCATATTCATTTTTACCCCACCTGTGAATCGCATTTCTCCAATTTGCGAAAATTGATCCATAAACTAAAATTGTTGTCATTCCATAGGCGACAACTGCCCAAATTAATAAATTCATACTACCTATATAAGTTATCGTTTAGATTAGAACCACCATGAAATCGAGCGTTCATTTGATTGTCGATTTTAGGTTGATTTAATATTTTATTTTCTAATTCTTTATTTTTTATTTTTAAATCCCTGATCTCAACATTCAAGTTTGTAATTGTCTGTTGTAACATTTGAAGTTTGTTGTTGTCGGTATTTTGGAAATTATTTTCCATTTCTTGTGTTTTAGTGGAAAATTCTTGTCTAATTGTATCGATTTCGGTAGTTTTAGTGGAAATTTCTTGCTCCAACTGTTGTATTTTTAACAACAGTTCATTTACTTGAGTGTCGTCAGTTATATAGATTTCTTTTTTAATAACTCTATCTATTGGGACTTCTTTGATAACCTCTTGAATTACAACTTTCTCTACCGGTATTTCTTTAATCACTTCAACAGGTACTTCCACCCGTTTTTCAACAATTACCTCCTTTATTACCTGTTTTTCTTCGATCCCACCCGTTTTTAAGTGTTTTTCACCTTCATTAAGTGTTTTTCCCAAAAAACCATACTTCTCAATATCGAAACCTTGTTTGAAACACTTGTAAACAAAGTCATCAACATTTTCAATATTGTTTGCAGAACAATATTCAGACACCGTCTGCACAATTTTGTCGTTAAGCATTTTGGAGTTTTTCTGTTCCATTTTCAATATCTTCAAAAGATTTTATTGAGAACTTCAAAAAAGGTTTTGGGTTGAATAAATCAACATAGGAGTATTCTTTTGTTTCAACATCATAAATTCCATACCCGTGTCTTTGGATACTTTCTCCTATGTTTTGTTGAATCGGACTTCCAATCATATACCCTTTACCTGTTTTGAATTTGAACTCTTGTCGTTTGTGAATATCTCCACATAACACTGCTTCAAGACCATCGAACTTTTCAACATCATAAGCCTCTTCACCAAAGTCAAATCCAAGGTCTGTTTTCATACCTTGTATTGGTCCGTGAAACAATCCAATTCGTTTACCTTTTGATTCAGTAATATCAGGTGGAATGTTTCCTTGATATTGTGAATAAACACACCAACTAATGTTCTCGTCTTCATAAACACCTCTGTCTTTGTAATAAACAATATTCTCACTATTAAGTGAATTAATAATTGGTGTTAGAGCATCCAATCTTTCTGTGTTGTTTACCAAAAAGTCGTGGTTACCAGGAATCAAGATTGTCTTTGCGATCTTAGAACATTCGGTTAAAACCCAAGCAACAATCTCAATAAGTTCAGGTGTCATTTGATTTTTAGAATGAACTAAATCACCTGTGAATACTATTCTATCCGGCTTAATTTGTTCGAATCGCGACAACATGTCGCGAATAATGTCGCGATACAAGTCGTGATCTTTAAATAAACGGATGTGTAAATCAGAAAAGTGTGTAAGTTTCTTAATCATTTAACTGTGTTTTGTCTTCGCAATATACTTCGTATGGTGGTCTATATGGGTCACCAGAACTACCAGGAAAAGGATTAATTGGCATCGGAACTCGGTATGGTTCGGCAATACCGATCTTTGGTTCATCTTTAACCTCTTTCATCTTCTCTTGGATAGTCTCGATATCAATTTGTTTGAAATCTGTCCATCTTTTATTGGTCATAAATCCTTCCAACCAAATATAAAATTCTTTGTGTGTCATACTAATTCTCTATTATAAAGGTTTGCTAATATAATTCTTGCGAATTTAAAATCTTTAGCTCTATTTAATTTTAGACCATATGCTAATCCAATACTTTTCAAGTATGGGTACGCTTCACTTATAGTCATTTTACCTATTTCCATTTTAATCGAATAATTTGAAATCCTCGTTAACATGTCCACATTCATTGCACATGTATGTAGGAAATGGTACTATAGTATCTTCAGAACTACCTGTTAATAGTTTAGGAACTTTTTTAAGCATTGTTACTTCTTTAAAAAAGACTCCCTCACACTTTCCACATTGGATTGTTTGTTGTTGTCTCAAGTCAATTCTTGGTTTTATAATGTCTTCGCTCATTTTATGATATAATTTATTTTTATTTTAAATGGTAATTCTTGGTCCCAACTAGTTGTTGTATACCAAATTGGTGTTATAGTAGATTCCATGTTATAATATAATTTATTTATTTAATTTAGTCAAATACTTACTAATATCCATTTTTAATATTGTATCAACAACATCTCGTGGTATTCTATATTCTTTGAATTCGGTATCTTCAGTTAAATGGACAATGACTCCACCAAGTAATGGTATGTTACCATACTTTGTCCCTTCCAACATTTTTAAGAGCAGTTTACCATAAAAAGGTAATTGGGTATTATAGTGCCCAAGTGCATTGTTAGGAAGGTTTTCAAAAGGTTTTTTCATAGGTTTGGTGTAGTCATTAACCTCCATATTTTTTTCCTTATTTGTCTTCCAATCGGTAATAACAATCCCAAACCCCGTTTTTAATTTATTAAACATTAACCATACCTTATCGGGTTGTCCCGTATATCCAAGTTTAGGATGACCTAAGACAATCTCCGTGTCAAGTAATACAGCACCTCTTTCTTCCATTAGTGTTAAAAACTTCTTACCACCTTTAATCATTCGATCACCTTTCATCACTAATTCCAAGTCACACTCAAAAAGTGGTTGCCTCACTTCTTTATCTAATTTAAATCTATTAACGGTTTCTAATTCAAGTTCATAATGAACTCTACTTCCCATATTTGTCGATATTAGACCACTTTGTTTCCACTCTTCTAAATAAGTGTGCATTAAATATGGATCACCTTTTGCCTTCCTTTTTGCCACTTCTTCTGTTGGAAACTCGTCATAAAACAACTTCATTACTTTTGATACCGATGGGAAGTCGTCTCTGACTTTACCATTAACATCCAACATTGTGTATCTATGATTATCTTCTTCAAAAGTTAATTGAAACTCTTGTTGTTTTTGTGATATAATATCTCTTATTTCTTTTGCTATTTCTCTTAAATCTATCATTTGAATTCTATGTAATATTTTTCTATGTCACCTTTAAGATCACATACATCTTTATCTTTTGGTAGTTTCACTAACTTCACTCTATTGTATAGAGTCCCACCATTTAATTTATCATACAAGTTCTTTGCGTCGGTGTATGCATCACCATCCAAACAAACTATTATATTCTTCTTTGCTTTGGAATACAATTTTTCCCATAAATTGTCAGTTAAAAACTTTCCCAATAGACATATTGAGTTATCCAAAAAGAAACTATCGAATACACCCTCAACAAGGTATATATCTTTTTTCCAATCAATTAAACTCTCGTTGAAAATTAAGAAGTCTTTTGATGCTTCAGGGTTTTTGTATTTTAATTTACTTCTTGGGTTCCAAGACCTTGATACAAAAAAGTTTAACTCACCTTTTTTATCAAATGATGGGACTATTATTCTACCAGAATATTCTCCTTCCAAACATAATCCAATTTGGTATTTCTCAATTATCTCGTCAGTAATACCTCTTTTTTTAAGGTAGTTTAAAGCTTCCTTTCTTGGAATATGAAGTGGGTGAACCTCATCAAACTTTTTATATTCTTTTGGTAGTTCAAGTTTTTTATAAACTTTTTCTTTTTTTTCAAACTCATCAGGTCTAATTAACTTATAGATTTTCTTATCTTTTTTATTACCAAACTTATCAATAAGTTTTCCTAAGTGACCATGAGTTCCGTGTGTTTCAGCACAAGCCCAACATTTATAAACATGTTGTTGGTAGTTGATTTCAAGATTACCCTTTCCATCCAATTTATCGAGTCCTTTTATGGTGTACGAGCAGACAGGACAATCTACCGAGATTTGTCCTCTGATTTCATTTATCATTTTTGGTTCTCCAAAAATGTTACCAATAAGATCTATGATTAGTTCTTCTGCTTCCACCCCTAAAAGATAAGAATAATAAGGGGAATGTCAATTACCGGTTTAAAAACCGATTTTTTGTGGTAATAATAATTTTACCAAATTTTTTGTTCTTTCATATACCCAAGAACGCATGTGTAAGAATCGGCCATATCAAAACATTCTTTTTTCAATGTATTGTTTTTTGTAAAAAGCCATGTAATTTGTGGTTCCTTATCTGAAACCTTTTTCCAAATAATTTCCTTCTTATCGATATCTTTTGGTAATCCGCCAAATAACACATACTTGTCTTTATCATTTTTTTGAGTAAGATCAGGCCAAGCATATTTTCTAGAGTTATAGGTTGAGATATAATTTGGGATAATACCTAATGTATCATAAATAGACTTAGTGATCATAGAGTTATATCTTAATAATGTACCCACTGTCCACACATTGTTTGAATTTAGGAGTGGTTCTTCAATAATCACTTTAGTAATTCCTAAATTTCTATATCCCTCTAATTTTTCTTCAAAAGCAACTACTTTTAAAAGTAACTCTTCTATTTTATCTTCAGGTTTTGGTTTGATTACCGGTGAAAAATGAGTTAGCTCAAGTAATTCTTTTGTTTGAATGTCGAACAATGACCATCCAATTGTTTTAGTGGAAATGTCCAAACCTAACACTTTAGGTGAATTTTTAAAATCTTGTTTTGTCATAACTAATTAGAAATCCAATTTAACAGGATACTGTTGTATACCCTGTCTTTTTTCAGGGGACTGTATCTTAGAAATAACCATAAGTTCTTTTTGGTCATTGTAAAGAGCAACCTCAGTTACATAAGGTGCTGTTCCGTCCCATGTAGGATTTGTTGAGTTTAGAAATTGTGTTTGTCCTAAATTACAAAGGAAGTTCATAACATAAATTGTTGCCTGAATATCAGTCTTCAATACGCCGTAAAAATAATATTCTCCACCAAAATTCAAAGTTACTCCTGTTGAACCCAAACTTGGTAAGTCAATGTAATTTGTTAGATCATATGTTGGCGCATTATCGTACATATCTTTAGTGATTTGTATCGTAGATCCAGTTAAACCACTCACAGTTAAAAATCCATTAGTTGTTGACGCAGATAATTGAGTCATAACATCAATTTCTTTCCATGCTGTTGAGTTCGGTCTTGTCGTACCACTACTAACCTTTTGTACTAAAACTTTCATTTGATTCGCAGTGTATCCTGTAGGTATTGTTGAAGTATTTGAAATTAAGAAAGGAAATTCATTTCCAAATTTTAAGAATATATTATATGTAGGTTGATTAGGGTCAAATAAAACAGGATTAACTCTAGTGTAGTAATTACAATGTAATGAATTTGTAAATGCCGAATTATTAAATCTGTAAGTCACAAATACTGACTCTGTATTAGCACTCAAAAGTCCTTCATCTTCACCTAATACGCCTTCACATGCGTTTGGTATTATGGTTCCTATTTTAGGTGCTGGTAATGTCCAAGATCTATTTGATTTATAACTCAATGCCGCCACGATTTCATCGTCATCAAAAATAACCATTTTATAATCAGGGAAAACTTTACCAACTCTACTTGGTTTTCCATCCGCATTCGCGTGTGTATCCCATAGGTAATAATATCTCAAACCAGGATTATTAAATTGTGCATCTTTTTTTGATTTTATGTATTGAGCTTCGAACAGATTTTGACTAGTGAATCCAGATGGGTCTGTGTAAAAATCTTGTCCTATTGTTGCGTTGGTGTTCTTATGCCACATTAACCATGGAATACTTATCTTGAAGTTTCTGGCTTGTCCAGTCCCACCAGGGTTTGTATCATCATACGGTTGTTGTGCAAATTTTTCACCATAAAAGTTATCTATCGCTTGATTTGTATAGTGTATAATGGCAATTGATTTTTGATCACTCGGACTAAGGATAATGTTTTGATCGAGTGAGTTAGTAAAATAAACAGATCCTGTATCAACTTGACCGCTATTAGAAGTGTATCCGAAATATTCTTTTGAACCTGTATAACCTGTGGACTTATAGTAATTAAAATCTTGAACATTGTTTGGGAATACTCCGGCCGGTGACTCAGTCCATGGAATATTCATATTCCAAACTTTAACATCAGATTGGGATACATCACAGTTTGTTTCGTAATTAAATACATTTGATGCCCAATATATTTGTGGTGTAATGGAATCGTACAATGAGGTCATCCCTGATGGATAAAACAAAGCATATGATGTTCCAGAATAACCCATAGTACTAAAATTAGGCACATCTCTATCAAGTTGTACTGTGACAGTAGTATTTCCAGATGTGTTTCCAGTAATAGCAACTACAGTATATGTAAACATGGATGAATTACCACTTACAGGAGTGATTGAGTTAGTCGTAAACAATGTTAAAAACATACCAGGTGTCACCGTACCCGACACAGTTGGTGCTAAGGATCCTAAGTTAATAGTTATTGTATTACCTGATGTAAGTCCAGAATTAAACACATAATAGTTAGGATTAATAGTATATGCGGAAGAAGTATAAGCACTAAAGTTAAATGTCGATGCGGTCGATCCTGTAAAAAAACCTCTTGGCGCTGCAGAGTTATAAATATTATCAACATATGATGCATCATATGGTATACCATAGGTGGATCCTGAAGTCGAGTCTAAAAATAAAGGATATTTAACATGGTGTCTATTACTTTCTGGTGCCGGTGTCAAGTTTTGAGCGTTATACTGTGGCATCAAAACATTCAACTGAGAAGGTACTAAATTGTCTATCGTGTTGTAAGAAACTTCACTATCACCAACTTGAAAATAAGAGATGTTGAAATTTCCTTGGGACATCCTTTTTCTAGCAGCATCCGTTAAAATCGTACTAATTAATGGTCCTGTTATTTTATTAATATATGACATATTTTATAAATACTTTATTTTTTTATTTATCCCGCAATTGATACATTACCACCAGGACTAATCAATACAATAGATTGTCTAAAGTTACTAAACGATATAGGTGATACGGAAGTGTTTATACTTTCGCAAATATTTTGATTCACTAAAGTTATATTCGAAAGGGAGATACTATCTGCAGTTTCACCAAAGTTCGTACAAGGGAATGTACTATCAGCCGTACTAATAGTTGATACTACATTACTACTAACCGTTCCTGCTCCAACAATTCTAGCACTGTAAGTTCTTGTTCTAGCACTTGTCTGATATGATATATAGTTAGTACTCGAATTACAAGCGTTTGTTGTTGATACTGATGATGTAATTGTGGAAGCTGAAGATAAATATTGACCTCCACCTGTCGTACCTGTTGTAACACTATGTACTATTGTAGGTGTTATGTTTGTTATTCCTCTTGTAAAATTAGTTACATGTGTCACATTAAACAATAATTGTCTACCCGCAGGTAAAGATGGCGACACACTTACTACCCAATTATAAACCTTAGATACACTACCTGTCGATGTGGTTGTTTGTCCATTAGTTGGTACAAAATTTAAGGAAACAGTATATTGGGTTACACTTGTGGATGATTGGAGGTTGACGGCATTTGCCGATATGTTCCCATCAAAATCTTGTACATAAACAGTATATACACCATTAGATAAGTTTGTAAATGAGTTTGATACTTGGTAAGATGCTGGTGTATTAATCAATGAATATGTATATGGTGGGTCTCCACCAATAACATTACTTACTTGTATACTTCCATTAGATGCTGCTGTACAACTTGGGTTATTTGTGGTAATAATTGCCGAAATTGTGGCTGAACAGTTACCTAAACTCACCGAAACAGTTCTACTACTTCCTAAAACATTCCAAATTCCAATTGGTGGACTGACTGCCGATGGTAATGAAGGTTGACCATTAAGTTGCCAACCATTTATCATCCACATGGTGTTTGCCGTGTTGTAATACATTGTTTGAGACGGTGTGGAGGCAGTCCAAGAAGGGTAACCATTTATTGTTCCACCTGAAAGAAACTGATACTGTGTTTGTGAACCTTGGTAATTTGAGGTCACACATAATCCTGAAACATTCAACAACGCAGGAACTGTTGGTAAACATTCCCCACAAGAATCAAAAGGACCTGAAACAAATACAGGTTCATAATTATAATAAGTTTGATTAGTATACAATATTACTCCTGTTCTATTCCAACACCCACTCTGACCATTAATACTGTAAACCTCATCTATAACATATTGACTTTGTGTGATATCTGCTAAATAAAAAATAACATTTGTGGGATCAATACAGTTTTCAAATCTTTGTAAATAAAAAGTATCAAACTCAACAGTACATGTTGTAGTTGCACTAAAATCACCATAATAATCAACAACTGTTGCGGTATAGTCACCAAATTGTAGGTTTGTAATATTTTGATTTGCCGATCCATTGCTCCATGTAACAGAGTATGGTGGTGTTCCACCAGTGATTATTAAGTTAATTGCACCGTCCTGAGTAAAAGGGGTATATGCATCTGTAACCACACATTCTACTCCCATAGGAAATAATGTTATTACTTGACAAGAATTACCAGATAAAGCAGGCATCTAACAAATTATTAAGTATAAACAGCACAAAAGGTACATCCATTTGCACTATTCAATTTTATCGCATATTGCGTGGCAACTTCATATACTGAGGGTAATGTGAAGGTGTGTGGTAACGAGTTAATTGTCTTAATATATTGACAACTTGATGTCGTGGAACAATCATCACAAATCCATAAATCTATTGGTGTTGTTGCCCCTGTTACTGATTGTATTGTTACTGATGTACTCATAAATTAACAATTTCCATTTACTCTACAAAACTGTGTTATTTGTCCATTTACATCAACAGAATATATGAATCCATTATATCTAATATAGTCTTCAATTATTGGTTCAGTAAGAGAACTATCTTGATAAATAAAGTTTCCTGTTTCTAAAGTGTCAACCGTAGATGAAGTATAGAATGTTAGATTAGTACCTCCGTCCGTCAACTGACAAACAGGACACGATACACTAAAACCACCTTGAGCTGACCAAGATTTATATGTAAATGTTGGCGTTGGTGTTGGTGTTAAACACTCAAGACATGTCACATATGTTGTTGCAGTTGAAGCGGTAAATATTGGTTGGTTTGACCATTTGTAACCACTTGGTGGTGAATACCTAACAAAGAACCCAATATATGTAAAACATCCAATATTTTGATCTTTGATTATATCACCAATGTTCACATTACTTGGTGGTGTTTCATCTTGTACAATCATCAGATTATTATTACACCCTGTGAATACAAATTGAGTATACGGTTCATAAGTCACAACAGGTGTTGGTGTTGGGCTCGAAGTTGGTGTAGGTGTTGGTGTTGCGGTAGGAGTAGGTGTTGGTGTTGGTGTGACACATCCAACACATGACCCATATGTTGCCAAAATAGAATTTAAATAGTTTGACGGGCTACCTGCAATATCTTCAGTGTATGTGACACATCTGACTTGATTATCAATTCTTGCTTGTAATGTAGTTCCTGTCGCAATAGTCGTTGTACCACTAATTATTGGTCCACCCACATAATAAATCTGACCATTATTACAATCTTCCAATACTTTTATTGTTGGGCAATTAAAATATCCTTGTTCAACCACAAATACAACACTCTCACCAGTTATTGTGTACTGATAGTTTGGTGTTGGTGTAGGTGTTGGGGTAGGTGTAGGTGTTGGGGTAGTGACTGCACTAAATGTAATTGTAGCCGTAAAAACACAAGGTGTTGGCGTAGGTGTCGGTGTTGGTGTCGGAGTAGGACTAGATGTAGGTGTCGGTGTTGGTGTGGGTGTTACAAAATCACAATCTAATGAAGCGTTAAAAGTTAGTCCTGAACAAGGGTTTGCCGGTGTTGGGGTCGGTAAGCAAGATCCTGTATAGGAAATTGTTTCACTTAGATCTGGACAGGTCGCATTAGTTGGTTGTGACCCAAAAAAGTAACATGTCCCAGATAAGGAATTACTAAGACACCAACGAGTTCCCGTAAAATAAACAAAACCATTTGTCGATCCTGTCCAATACGGGTATCCGCCATTAGTTCCGGCAACTTCATAAACACCACTATACCCACTATAGGTATCGTTGTTTATTGTGATACAAATTTCATTACTACAAAAAGCAGAAGAGTTACAAGCAGTTGCAGAACAATTAGCTTGTAATGTATAAACCCCATCGGGCACAAAACTCACACTTGTATAACCTGATGTGAACGCAGAAACAATCGTATAACAACCATTAGGAACGGTTGTGTCTGATTGAAAGGAAAAAACTGATGTTACTGCGGAAGTCGCCCCTGTCCAATTACTCTCATCGGTAAAGAACTGATATCCAGGATAATAACAACCTTCAAATAAAATATTTGCCATTTAGGTTTAACTTTATTATATAAATAATCAAATATTCGTTTTATTAAAGATTTTATTATAAGAATAGATCAATATATTCTCTCCATCCACACTTTATCAAATTGTATTTTTCAGGATCAGATAGATACATAAAGTCAAACATTTTTTCATCACTACCAACATACTCATTGTTAATAGAATTAAGTGTAACCTTTTCAAAAATCTTAACCGCATCTTCTATTTTATTTTTCGGTACGAACAAAGACCCTCCTTGAATAAACCTTGTTTGTGAAAGTGCGTGGAATTCTTGGTTTTCGACTCTCACATAATCGTGATGACAGAAAAATGTTATTTTATCATTATCAAGTTTATTAATTTTTTCTAAATTTGGCCAGTGTACATTTTTTTGCGGGTGGTCTTCTCTAATCACTCCCGCATCTGCCCAAACATATAAGTCAGCATCAAAATAATTATTTTTGTATGAGTCTAAGATGTAATACAACTTACTAAACATTACAACATTGTACAACGGTTTTGTCATTTCTGGTACATCAAATTGTATTTTCTTTTTAAATGACTCGGATGACATTAAATTTTGGAGAGGTTCATTAAATGTTTTATAACCGTCGATTTGTTCTAAAGGTTGTATCACAAAAATTGTCTTTTCTAAGTTGGGGTCAACCTCTTTTCTGAAATTCATGATTTGATCCTTAAACTTTTCTTCGGTGTAAATTATCAAATTAGTATCCAAATAAAGCAAACTTCTCATCCACCAAATATATGTGTGATAAGACATCGTAAAATTGTCCCATTTATCTCTTCCTATATCAAATAGCGCGGTGACTAATGCCGTTTTCTTTATATCCATTCCCAATTTATTTTTATGTTTTTATGTTGTATGTTTACTTGATCGACATCAAAAAAATCAGAAGTATTATCAGATTTTATTATCGTATTTAGTGTATATCCATATTTGTTCAACATGGTTGGTACAAATCCTTCAGAATATCCGTGTAAACCTTCTTCGTGTATTTCCAATAATTTTTTCATAGCCCTATTAGAAAATCTGTTTGTTGGAAAAAACGAACCAAACTTTTCATTAATGTCATCGGGTAAAATATCTCCATCGCCCGGAAATCTTTCAAACCACATGTGTTGTGATGTGGTTCTGTTATCAATTACTGGTATTTTTTCTTGTGTAATCACATTTGAGTCCTTGAATACGATATAACCTAAAAAGTCTGAATCGTCTTTATCCGTTCCTTCAAAAAATAAATCCCAATTCCCAACTTTTACATCGTCATCAAAAAACCAATAATAGTCATAATTGGGGTTTTGGGTGTAATAATTTAACATCCTAAAATGAGCGTAGAACCATATTATATTTCGATTCCCGTTTGAATTCCAATAATGTCTTTTACTGACCTCACCAGTAAAATCTAATTGTTCTCTTAATTTTTTTTCTGTATATGTAAAACCTAAATTAAAGTTTTCATTTTTACTATTATCTGTCACCCAAACAATGTCTTTAGTGAAGTTTTTCCAATTATTCTCATATGCCGGATACACATCAGGTGTCGTACAGACACAATATACACTATTCATATTCTTTTAGTATTATTTCATTCCACTCAGGTATTCTATTGAATTGGTGTACAATGTCATAGACTTGGTCTTTGTGGTTATATATTTTATTATCTTTAAGATATGGAATACCTCCGTATCTATTTATAAGAGTATTTTTAAATCCCCATGATTCAAAGAACTGTGTAGGTCCACCAACAGCACAATGTACAGTCCAACCCTCATCAAAAGAAAATATTTTTAATTTTTCAATTTCATTTTTAGCAATCATTACAATCAATGCCGCTTGATCTTTGATGTTGTGTAAGTTACTACTGTTTTCACACATATCATTCATTTTGGTATAAAGTTTAATTAACTCTTCTTTTTTTCCTCCGATTACTCCTGAACATATAATTTCATGGTTTCGACATAACTCTAAATCTTCGGGGAATACTTTAGATATTACATCACCATTCCAAGGCTCTTCATTTATTTTTAAACCTTCAGAACCCACAAAAACATCATAGTCATTTGTGAATTTAACAAACGGGTCCGATTGGAAGACAACATCAAAAACATCTGTAATCAAATAAAAATCATAATCAGATGTTGTAATGAAATCTAAAGTATGTTTCAATCTCTTATTGTTAATAAACCATGTATCCTCAACATTTACCTTAATTGGTATAATACCTAATTGTTCGCATAATTTTATCTCGTCCTCCGTTGAGTTTGCACAAAGTAGTACGACATCTCCGTCTGTTGATCTTTTGAAGCTATTAGACCAAACTTTTATTTTACCTATGTTTTGGGATATGTTGTTACATAGTCCAGTTAACACTTTTTTCATACTAACAATTGTTTAATCTATGAGTTAATTGGTCATTTACACCGAAAATTGTTGGCCATGTATACTCCAAAGCCCAAATATTATTGTCGTTTCCGTCACCCGGTCCTGAGGATAATGATATAGTTTTTCTAATACTTTCTATCAATTTTACATAAAAATCACGGCTGTTTTTTTGAATTGTTTCTTTTTTTACGATACATTGCATACCAGCAACAAACATAAAAGGTAATTCATAACTTATTCCCATCTTATCACAATAATCAGTTGCTTGTTTTATACAACCTTCATTATCTCGTACATAGGTCGCACCTAACGGATGGAATTCTTTGTCAAATTTATAACTGTTTATAAATTCTACACAATTTTCACAATAATGATCGAAAGGATTACCTTGTAAAAAAATAGTAAAGTCCGTTAAATTATCATAATTGTTTATTATGTGATACAAATGAGTTTGAGCGTCTTTACCATAATTAGGAAGATTATTTTCATATAAGTGGTCGTCTTCTCTATTCTTATTATATATTGTAACTTTGTGTTTTACATTTTTAGTCCAACTCACATCCTCATTAAATTTTGCAACTACTACTTCTACATTCATAACTTTTTCTCTATTTTTTCACACCAACCTTTAGATTTAGAAAACGGCCAGACTACATAATAATTAGGTTTTTCGGCTGTTTGGAATTTTCTACAGATGTTATACATCTGAGGTTCTTCTCTCGTTAGGAAATTTATTTCATTTATATCTGCATCTTGTCTGTGTAAAGTTTCACCACCTTCTCTATGGAAAGCAACAACCCAAAATTCATAATCATTCTCAGGTAGTTTTGATCTATCTACACTGATACAGTATTCAAAGTCTTTTACAAAACTTTCCTTCCACTCATCTTCTGAATTATATTCATATGGATTTGGTGGGTAATTTTTTTGTAGGGTGTAGTCCTGAACAGATCTTTTTTCAAATAAAAGTCCGGAATATATTTCATAGTCTCTTAATGTTCTTTCTTTTCCAAAACCATAAGGTCCGTCATGACCTTCTTGTTCTAACCCATCCATACCAAATAATTTTCTATTTGTAAGATGTGATGATTCATTTTTTTTGTACCATTCTTTATCATCATCCCATTGTTTTGTTCTACCGTTTCTGGTATACTCATGCCAACACACAATTCTGTGTGGATGAAATAGATCATAACCATGTGTGAACGCCCTAACGGCTATTGAAATTTCCTCTCCGTGAAAATAATATTCAGGATTGTGTTGAACTTCCTTCGAAAACTGACCTAAAGTAAAACAGAAGTGTGCAGAATAAAATCTAGCCGGCACTGGCATTTCAATTTCTTCCCAATTTGGAATTGTCTCAGGTAAGAAGAAAACCGCACCTTCAGGTATGAATTTATCAAACGCCATTCTCCAAGGAACTTGGACTCTACCATCGGGATCATTCGTTGGGTTATATGAAGGCACATACGATGTTAATAATGGTTTTGGTATGCCTATTTCTTGGAGTTGTTTAACCATGTTGATTAACATTTTATCCCAATTTTTTTCAAATCTCATATGGGAATCTATTTGTAATGTGTATTCCTCACCATCATATTGTTGTTGGGTAAGGTTTCTAGCCCAACATACCCCTTTTGACTCTTCGTGAGGTATATCAATCACTTTAAATCTTTCATCGTCACTATACTCAGACAGATCATCAAATTTGTCATCAGGGTGAAATTGTTTTGCAATACTGAAAACTAAGTTCTCAGGATTTTTTGAATTTTCAATACAACTCTTGATAGTTGGGATTAGTTCAGGGTCACGATATGAAGCAATCTGAATAAAAATTTTCATAGATTTTTATTTGAAAAATAACCTATGATTTGACTAAATAAAGGTTAATTAAAAGAAACCGTTAAACTACCAATATTTTGAGTGGTATAAAAAACATTTGGTCCTGGAGTCGTTTGGTATGAACTCACAAGATACGGTGAATTAACTTCTATACTATATGTCTCACCATTTGAGTCTATAATATAAATTGATCCACTACTTCCGATAATACCTGTCGGTGTCGTTACACCTGTTGTTATGTCTATTTCTATATCTAATGTTGCCCCTGATGAATAATTATACTGTTGTATGTAATAGTTTGTTCCGTCACCACCCAAAATTATTAAATCACCTGTAGTCGACAATACAATGTCTTGTATCGCAGGATCACCCGAAAGTGATCCTTGTAATTGAAATAGTTGTGTATAAGTTGCAGCACTTCCAGATATGTCTATGTTATAGACATAATTCAAAGATGTACCTGTTTGATCATAGTGTGTACAAATCAAAGTATTAGTGTCTTTTGCTTCAAATCCTTGTCTAGTACTTTCAGAAAAAGGGTTTGTGATTGATCTACTGTATGTTACACTAAAAGGATTTAAGGTATAATTCAACTCGTCAATACCACCATCAAATGGTCTTACCCAAATTTTGTTTGAACTATTCGCCAATGTGCCACCATCTGTCAACCCACTCAAATTATAACCTCCTTGCATCGTATTATCGTTTATACTATACAAGTAAAAATCACTATTGTCATCAAAGGATGATGCAATAACAACATCAGGTGGTGTTGTTGGGGTAGGAGTTGGTGTAGGCGAAACAGTTGGGGTTGGGGTAGGAGTCGGTGTTGGTGAGATAGTCGGAGTTGGTGTTGCTGTCGGTGGTATAGGTGTAGGTGTTGGACTAACTGTGGGTGTAGGTGTTGGTGTCGAAGTAGGTGTTGGTGAGATAGTCGGAGTTGGTGTAGGCGTAGGTGTAGGAATACATACTTTATTTTCGGTATATATACATCCATTACTATCTATTAACTTAACACCGATAGAATCATAATTAGGAAAAAAGTAATCAGTATCCACCACAACTGTAGGTGGTATTTGACAACTACCTGATATTAAAAAGCAAGACGTATATCCAGTATTACATAAAAATACATCATATGGACTTGTTCCACTTGTTACACCAGTTATTTGTATTATCATCTATTTTTATTATTGTATCTCATAACTACCGTTCCAAATGAATCTATCAGTACTTGCCCAAGTAAACGGTTGGATTGAATTAACATCGTTAGCGGTTCCACCTGTAGTTTGATATTGTATCGGAGCTTTAGTGTTAAATCCAGCTCTTGCCCCAACCATAGTAGCATTATACCAAGCGGAACCATTATCTAATAACGTGGCTGTCAATAGTATAGCATCCGCATTAGCGGCAGTAAACGGCATCGATACATACCATTCACCTGAACCAAATGTTGTTGAGCTACCCATCACAATATTACCCCTAACAAAACATGTTTTACCGATTACTTTGTAGTATCCTTCTATAGTTCCATTACCAATTACAGGGTTAGTAACACTTGCTGTCCAAACTGGTGTATATGATGCCCAAGCAGTTTCTATTTGTGAACCCGAAAGATTAAATGTCGTTGCTGATATTGTAGTTGCCGAAATTGTTGGTGCAGTTATTCGTCCTCCAACTTTTGTATTACCAGATATGTCAACCATTTCTGTTGGGTTAGTAATACCAAATCCAACATATCCTCTTGTAGTACCAGTACCTTGGATATGAATATCAGGTATTGTTCCATTAGCGTCTTGACCTGCATAAAATCTAATGTAATCCTCTATTGTAGAACCTGATGTTTGACGATTGATAATATTAAGCCCGTTTGCTTCGTTGGAGGCGTATATGAATGTGTCGCCAACTTTACCATATCCAGGATATGTTACATCGTCCCAAGTTCTAACACCTGCAGATAAACTAAATAATGGTTTGGTTACAGATGGGGCCCCTGCCACATTAATTCTTGGTAAGAAAGTATCACCTGATATTTGAAATACACCACCTGCTGTATTTTCATAAGTGATTTTAGATTTTGTCCCAAACGCTTCAACTGTATGTTGTGGATTGTTTGTATTTATACCCAATCTATTATTAACTTGGTCCAAAGTAATACCTGATGTAATACCAAAATAAGTATTACCTGTTACAGTCCCACCTGATAAAGGTAGATATAAACCATCAGGACTAATTCCGCTAGTCCCTGAAGAACCCGAGCTTCCACTACTTCCTGAAGTTCCACTTGACCCTGAGCTTCCACTACTTCCTGAAGAACCGCTTGTTCCGCTAGATCCTGAAGAGCCGCTACTTCCACTCGATCCATATGTTCCTGAAGACCCTGAAGAACCTGAGATTCCGCTAGTTCCACTTGAGCCCGAGCTCCCACTACCTGAGGTACCAGAGGTACCGCTACTTCCTGAAGAACCACTCGACCCTGAAGAACCCGAGCTACCGCTACCTGAGGTACCAGAGGTGCCGCTACTTCCTGAAGAACCCGAGCTACCGCTACTTCCTGAAGATCCGGAAGTACCTGTACCGCCGCTAATACTCGCAGTAATAGAAGAAAAATATATTGCACTTGTTATTCCTGAAGCATTAGTGCTGTAGTCTACAAGCACCATAATAGATTGTGGTTGCCCTGAACTTACAAATGGTAGTTGAGATATTCTTAAATCTTGTGACATCTATAGTATAATTTTAAAACCGTTTTCTTGTAATATGTAATAACCGTTCTCTTGTAATAAATACCCTATTGGGCAACTTATTAATTGGAAAACTTCAAAATTATTACTGTCAACAAGTTTGACCATTATGGTTTCTGCAGTTTGAAAAAAACTATTAAGGGTAAAGGTTCCTCCTGTTGTACCAATATATTGGCAATTATTACCATTTTCATCACATATAAAAAATTGGTATGGTGGATTACCCCCCGTTTCACCCGATATTACCAAACCACTAGCCATTATTAACAGACATATTTAGATAATACGACACCTAAATCGTTAACTTGTAACACATTTCGAGTAGTTATCGGACAAGCACTTGAAACATAAATTCTTGCAAATCCATCCGTAGGTCCAAAATTAGTCCCAACATATTTAGTTGTTAATAATGGATCCGTATATATCACATCACCAACATTAATCGTTGCACCCGTAGAATAGAGACTTCTGTTACAAATTGTATCCTCACAAACATCTTCATCAGCAATATTGTAAATATCAAGGTTTGTAAACCAAACAATACCTGACGATGTTGGGGTTGGTGTTGGAGTCGCAGTAGGTGTTGATGTCGGCACATAAGTTGGTGTCGGTGTTGGAGTTGGTGTTGGTGTTGGAGTTGGTGTTGTTAATTGCGAACATTTGATGTCATATGTGATTTCTAATTCAATTTTGAAGTAGTTACTACTGATAGAACTACAATCACATGTTATTTCCAATGTATTATTGAGTACACTTATAGTATATGCGTTTACCTCGGGTATTATGTCTAAAATAGCTTCGATTGCGTGTTGCCAAGAATAATCATCGGCATATGTAAATGTTTGTCCCGATGTTGACCCATTAATGGTTACTAATGCTTCTAACTCTACTTTATTTAATATACAATTGGAGTACCCTGATAAATTTATTAGGTCAAAAAATCCTTCATTTATCATTTTTTGAATAGATCTCTTGGTTCCTGTAAGTGTGTCAAATTTTTGATTAACGACATTATATCTTGTTCTACCTGTAACTAAATATTGATTACATACTATGTCGAATGTCCAAAATTCAGTACACCCACTATTATCTGCAACAGTCACCGAATAACTTCCACCCGACAATCCAGTCACAGTACTCCCTGTACTCCCTGAAGGAACATTATCTGACCAATCAAATGTAAATGGTGGTGCACCATCAAAAATTGTTACGGTCGCAGCACCGTCATTATTATTAGTACAGTCGGTTTTAGTTAATGTAGATGTTAGATTACCACTTAATGGTACGGTTAAATCTAAACTTACCGTACAGTTATCAGCATCAGTCACTTGTAGTGTATAACTTCCAGGTGTTAAGAAATTGAATGTGTATGAAGAAAAGTTTACATTTTGTAATGTGTTACCATTACTTAAGACATAATCAATCGGTTCTGTGTAACCAGTACTCACATTTACAGAGATAGATCCGCTTTGTGATCCACATGACGATGGTGTTGTTGTTGCTGTAACCGTAAACTTACTTTCGGATGTAACTTCCAAAGTTTCGGTATAAACACAACTACTTGAGTTTCCTGATATTGTTAATAGGTATGTATCGGTTTCCAAACCGTCAAATGTCACATTTTGGTCCTGTGTAAACTTAGTAAACACCTGATTCGTATTTTGACCCGAAAGAATGTAAGAGTAGAAACCATACAACCCAACAATACTTGTCTGTATTAACCCATTATCAAATGAGCAGGTTGAGTTTGTTATAGTATTACTTACATTTCTGAATCCATTAACTGAGTTAAGTTCTGTTATAAAATCTAATGTACAAAGATTAGCATCTTTTATAATAATTTGGTAATCCCCTGCGGTTAACCCCGTAATTGATAATTCATTAGATAGTGTAACTCCTATATTACCAGACGATGCCGAGTAATAGTATGGAACACTTCCACCTGTTATTGTAATATCTATAATTCCATTGTTACTAAAACATGTTGGGTTAGTTCCTGTGACCAAACCAACCCCCAATGGTGATGCTATATCCACAAAAACACTTTTTGTTAACTCACACCCTTGGCTGTCTGTTACGGTTACTGAATATTCACCTACCGTTAGTCCTGTTATAGTTTGACCTGTATGTCCGTCAGACCATAAATAGGTGTATGGACATACACCAGTTTGTCCTGTGACAGAAATTTTTCCTTTGTCAGTTGCACACTGTGAAGTATCTACCTTCCATAAACCAAAATCTAACTGTGTACTAGCACTTATGACAACATTTTCTGTTTTAGCGGTAACATTACTTGAATCAACAAGTAATGCGTAGTAAATACCCTCACCTAATTCAGGAAATATATATGGTACTGAATTTGTTTGTTGTATTTGATTTAGAACTTCATCCTTATATAAAAGAATATTATATGGTGGTGTCGTTGATGATGCACTCACAGTTATTAAACCGTTTTCTAAACCGCAGGTAGTACCTTCAACAAAAGTTGTAGTTGCACTAAAACAGTTTCCGACACTTACATTTATAAACAATTCCGAATTAACATCACCTAACGAGTCGTTGAGTCTAAAAACATAAGTTTCATCAGTAAGCCCCGTAAAAGTTATTGAAGTTGTTCCTGTTTGTGCGGACAATCCATGACCCACAGGAAAAATTGGGTCAATTGTGTATGGTGGGTAACCTCCGTTAGGGGATATAGTAACCGATCCATTTGCAATTCCACATGTACCAGTTACCGTGAAAAAATAAGATAATTCAGATGTTCCACTACAAGCCTGTGTACAAGTACTACCAGTATCATACACTATGTTTACGGCACTTCCAGAGTAACTTTGGTCCAAACATACAGTTTCACCTGATGATGCACCGACCCTTGTCAATCCACAACAGTCAACATAAGTATAAATTCCATTTGTATATCCACTAATACAAGCCATTTTATTTAATTATTAATTAATACATTCAACTGTCACATCTAAGACAACATTTATGGTTAATGAGCTATTTGTAAATTCATCAAGACATGTTGTATTGAAAATAGTTAGGTTTCCACCTTCAAAACTATAACCTAAACCAACAGATTCTAAAGGTTGTAAACTGTTTGTAATGGCTAGTAACACCCCGTCATAATATAATGGGTCACCTGTTTGTTGATTAAGTGCTTCAGGTCCATCTCCAATCCAAAACTGTTCAAACAATAAAATTTGTTCATTACCAGTTAGTAAATTTGTTAAGACTACTTCAACATACCAAGTAGATATAACCGTATTATTATTACATTGGGATAAGTCAATTCCTTGATTTAAAATCGCATCATTTGTTTCGATACTAAGAATTTCAAAAGGATCAAACATAGTTAATGCTGCTGTCAGTGTTTGTTCATTACAGTCGTAAGCACCACTTCCTCCTTCATATACAGATTGTACAGGTGGTTCATCTTGAGGGGTAAAAGAACCAGTACCGACAAAAGTACATCCTCTTTGTCTTTTCCATGACACTTTTTGTCTATGAAATATTGAGTTGTCAAATTTTTGACCCGTATTCCATAAAGTAGTGGCGGGTACAAATTGTTCAACAAGTCTAACCCAATAGTCACCTAAATTCAGAGTATAATCTACCATTTTTTGATATGTAAAATCATTGAATGGGAAATTTGTATTTTGTGTAGTTTCCAAATACTTCCAAAAAATATATTGTAATGTTGGGTAACCTCCGGTTTTACCGTCAAAAATCCATTGTCTATTTCTAACATTTATCATGTTATTATAGAATGTTTGTGCAAATTCTAAAAAGGTTTTTTGATTCGGTTTAGGATTAATTACCGTCCAATCAATTCCACCTTGTGTTGCATATGGAGATGTTAACCCTGTATTCGCAATTGGGTATCCGTATTTAGAAGACATATCCCAAATGTCATATGTTATTCCTTGGCCCATATTAAGGTACAATTCCATGTTTTTAGAATTGATTGCCAAATCTTCATTTGGTACAGTGTAATATGTTTCCGAATAATTTTGTGTGTTTTTTCTTAAACCAACCTGAGTATCCACCCATGATTTTGTATTGTCAACCGTTCTTGTTAATCGATATCCTAAGTCCAAAAATGGAAACTTTTCGTAACGATCCAAATATTCTTGCCCATATGTGAATGGTGTAAGTACAGAAGAAAATACCGCAATTTGCGGATTAATTTCTGATGTTGAAAAATTAATAACTTCGGGTGATGTGTGTTCGGGAGTCGTTTCAAACCAACCGGCACCTTTTTGAAAAAAATAATCTTCGGTTTCAACCGCACTTTCAGGATATCCTGTTTCTAAAGATATCGGGTAGTCTCCAAGTCCGGTGTTAACCGTAGTAATAACTGAATTAGCAACAAACCCTGTAAAATTGATGCTTTGTATTGAGTATTGAATACTAGAATTTAAGGATGTAATCTTATCCAACTTGGTTCCACCTGAAATTTGAGCAAATTGTGTTTCAAAATCAGAAACAGATATTTTTTGATCCGCAAGATAAACATATTCATTAAACTCAATAAGTTGGTCGGGCACACCAACCATCTTCATAATATACTCAATTGACTTTCTCGTACCTTTAGTTTTATACAAATAAGCAGAATTAAGTATTAAATTTTTATAATACTGTATGTTTACTTGTTCTGGTGTTTGTATTTTCGATTGTCCAGGATAGATTACATTATTTGTCGTGTTATATATCGTATCGTTAAGTCCATCAGTTGTGATTGGTGATATATTTGTTTTCCAACCTAGTGTTTCAACTATATACGACAATAATTGATCGGGTATGTCATTTTTAGTGATATAATTTACCGAATTCATGTTTGCCAAAGCATCTATTAGTGTCTTTGTCTCATCAAAACTTCTACCATAAATTTGTAAAACTTTTTCTAACTTTTGGTCTGGTGTGTCAAATTCTTTAAGTGAGTCAGATGTTAAAAATCTACTTAACAGGTTTGTCTTGAATTGGTCGATTAATTCAGCAATTTCCTGAATCGTTGTTAGGTATGTGTCAAAATTAGTCGTTTCAATGTCAAGATTCCAAGCACCATCTAATTTCCATGTTACAGGTTTAGTAAATAAAGTGTAATTACCATTACTATCATAATCAGGATATTGAAATTTAGCGGTGTACTTAGGAAAAGTATTTCTATTAAGAAGGTATTGCTCAATTTCATCAAAATCGTTTTTAAATACTTGTTCAGTTACTAAATTGTTTGGTTTGATAATAATAGTATCTGTGATTTGAGAACCCGTAAATGGTTGACCTTTTACTACTATCGGAATTGTACCAGCAGTGAGTGTTGTCGTCGCTACTAAATCAATGATTGGGTATTCATCATTGAAAGTTGTAGTATATAATGAATAACTTTCATAGAATTTTTTTAAATCTCTATATTTGCTTACATTGTATGGTAGAACTTGTATGTTCTGTGCGGCATTAACGCTATAATCAATTGCGAATGGATTTTTGAAAAATTGAACATCCACATCAAAAGATGTTTCATCACCTATAGGATCATATATAATATTGAACGCAGTATAACCTGTGTTTAAACTGTAATTCTGAAAATCTATTTGGATTCCGGCCGGAAAAAAGTTAATTATCTTGGTTATAGATGAAGAAAGTCTTTTCTGTAATGAACCATAAAGAGTATAGTTAGTGACTTGAGCTAAATCAAAATTTGGATATACCTTAAAATTTTTGCGAACTATTTCTTTTGCTTGTTCGACTGATTCAATATTTAGGTTTTCAAGAGTGTATGGGTCAGAAAAAAGACCAGTATCAAATGTCCTGTCAATTTTTTCATATATTGCAGTGGTAAACTGAAAATTTCCTTGCGTTAAACCACCACCCGAGACTAATTGTAAACCAACTAATTCATTGGAAAAGGTACCTGATCCGTTTGCAGGTGGTGCTGGACATTTATATTTTGTAACTGCCATTAACTAATAATATTTGTAAAGTTTTTACTAAAGTCGATATTAGTTCCCCTATCTTGTCTAACCTCATAAAGAAGTTCATTAAAGTTATCTCTAACCTCAAATAGGTTGTATTGTTTATAAATGTTACCAACACTATCATAAAGAGTGTAGATACCATCTTCAATAGATTTAGTTTGATTACCGTATAACGCAATTGCCAATGTATCAATATCATAATTAGATATTTGCACATCCAAACTAAGTGGATTGAAAAAAGTATTCGTAACAATAATATTTTGATTTGGTTGACCAATAAATGGTGTAGCATTCGGTTTGTTAGTTGGTGATGAACTAGGTGAAAGTGTACAAAATAATAAATCACTCGCACCCTCAACATAACGATATCTTATAGACTTTTGAGTAGTGTTTGTCTGGTCTGAAACAACCGGCTCACAATAAAAAGAAGATGTTACTATTCTATAAAAATTAGGTATTTTTGTTCCGTCATTGTTTAAATATTCAATTCTGAATCCAACTAAACCTTGGTTCACAAATTTGTTTCTAAATTGTTGTGGGACCTGATTGATGTCTATAATAATACCTTTAACATTAGGGAGTGCCGATAACACACCACAATCTGTTATTCTTGTTCTAATTTCGGCGGGTCTAATGTAAAGTGTGTAAATACCAACAGCATTAAACTCAGTGGCAGGTAATCTAAGATTATATAACCCTCCCAATATTTCAATATTATTGTTTCCACCAGTCTGATTGTTGTGGTAATATGGTGTTAAAATTGTTGTTGCATCTAATTTTTTCAATACAAAGTTAGATGTTACATCACGCGACGGCGTGTAATGTAATAATATTTCAACATCAGATGGTGATACATCTGCGGGTCTGATAGTACCGTATGCTCCTAATGCCATTAGTTTTTATTTATAAATAGTTTATGACGCTTTTTTAATCGTTGTTAATTTTGTAATACCCATAACCATAACTTATTAAATCACCAAGATTATCAACCTCGTTAAGTCGTTGTAATGGTTCGAATGGACTATACCTTCCTCTCTCTACCGCAATATCCGTTTGTACTTCAGGATCCATCACAAAATCAAGAAGGTATTCATTTTTAGTCAAAGCCGAAACTGTAATATCATTAGCGGTTAATCCTGACGATTCAAAAACAAAATAAGTTAAACCATTCGGTAGGTTGAAATAATTAACACTGTTGATTGTGTAAGCGGTATATTCATTTGTTATTTCTGACACATAACCAATACCCCCGTTTGATAGTTGTGTAATATACCCAACTGTAAATGGTTGTGGTCCCCATCTTCTTAGTAACTCTAACTGTGAATTTGTGTATCCCGAAACTTGGAATGGTACTGTGGTGTATGCACTTGAAATCTGTTGGTTTATGTTATTATTAGAGTCACCAGTAAAAATAAAATCTAAACTCAACTGAACCCCTGCCCAACTTCCTCCTTGTGCAGCAAAAGTAATATTACCCAATTGATTTGTAATGGTAACACCCGTGAAGGGAACTGTAACTGGTTGTTGGACCGTTGTTAATCCAAACATATTTGTTTGTGAAAGTGTTATTGTATAACTTTGTGGTACACTTGGGTAAACATGTGATTGTGTGGTATTATTGATTGAAATTGTGGATCCACTTGATCCATCACCCCAAGCAACATTGTATGAAGAATCTTGAAGATAGTTTTGAAAATTATATCCAGCACTATTAAATACATGAACTTGATATGGATTTATAGGGTCACCTGAAATTACAAAATTAGTAACCACATCTTTTTGATCTATGAATCCCTCAAACGGAGAATAATATCCAATATCATTAAAGTTTTGTGTTAAAAGAATTGGTATGGTCAATCCTGTTAGAAGTGACGATCCATTTGTACCCCCACTAAGAACATAACTTAAACCAGAGTATACATCAAAAGTCTGAGTTTGATAAACCTCAGCAAACAAATCGTCTCTGAGTACTTCGGGTGAAATAACAATATTTATTTTTTCAGGATTCATTATGGATTCACATATTCATACCATTTTATTGGACTAATAGTTGTCCCTACTCTTGATAAACTACCATTAGGTGATTCTTTGTAAACAGCATATTTGAATGTGTTGTAATCCAAAATGTATTTGTAATAAAATGTATCATCTTTGTTTACATTAAAAACCCCCGGACCTACAAATGTAGATTGTGGTGTGGTTAACATTCTCACAAATTGTCCATTTTTTGCATTGAAGAACTTACATGACACATAAAACGCGTCTAAATTGAAAATTGATTTATCTTTTAAGAAATAAACAAAAAAACCTTCTTTATTTGCTCCGATATAATCCAATTTAAATTTTGGTTTGTTGACCATTACACTTATTGGATTATTGGGTGATCCGATGGAACCATTTTCTTTTAAACCTTGTTGTGTAGGTAGTATTACGGTTAAAAATAATTGTTGTGTTTGAGAATCTTTTTTATCGTAGAAATCCAACTTGAAAAAGCTACCTTTAAATGAGTTTGCGAAATAGTAAATTTCATTATCCGTGAATCCTGCCTTTTCATAATCATCGTCCCAATTTGATGTGGTTGCTATATCAACATTTGTTGTATAGTCAAAAAAGAAAAATTCATAATCTATAGTTGTGGGGATAATAGTTACATTTAAAATTATACTACTACCTCCAGGTATAAATGGTGGTGATACAATTTGGAAATTTACAGTCCATCCCGAATGAGCAAACTTAGTCATTTCAAAATCAGTGACGGGATTTATAATTTGTCTTAAGATTTGATTTTCAAAATCCTCAACTGCCTGTGAACGACCTTCCAAATCGAAATCGACTTCTAGCGGTATATTCAAATAACCGTCTTGTACTTTAAGTGTTCCTAAAAATTTATCACTCACAATCGTCAGTTATTGGGTCATTTATCAGGTCTGTTTCTAAATCAGAAACATTTCTTCTTGTAGGAAACTGTATCATTCTAACTTCTTTAAACGGGTAATGTGAATCATTTAAAAATGGAATGTTCAAACCTATTCCATCTCCATCAATATACCCATAACTATATATATCACGCCATATAAAGTTCCCCGTTTTTTTTGAGAAGTAGGAATAGAATGGGGCATTAACAATACTATTTACAGGTAATGTTTCAATAAAATCACTAAACACTCTGATTGGAATACTATAGTGGGGTTTGTAGGCGTATCCTGAAGGTAAATTTGTCGTACCAGATGTCGCATCATCAATAAAATTATTTGGATTTATCGAATATTTGTGGTAAAGTGGTGATAAAACATATTCCCTTTGTTCAATATTATTATATTCGCAAAAATCCCCTTTAATGGTGTCACCTATTTTTAAATCTTGATTAAAATAAAATGTTTTACCTTGAAGGGTATATGACCCATAAGGGATGTTATCTTTATTAAACGATGACGATTTGTCCCACCAATTACTTATGTTATTTTTTAAAAAGTTAAACTCCCATCCAATTTCTAAAGCCGATGTTTGTCCCGCGTTTGGTTTGTTGAACCATCCAGCATAACCTTTAAATAACATAGTAAAAAATAATTCAGTAACTGGTTTACCATTGTTGTCAATTAATGGTGATATATCAATATCTCTATTCACCGAAAAACCATAACTTTGTGTTCCAGTCTTAACCGATATTCTTTGAAACGAATTTGGTGTAAGTGCCGAAAATTCTAATTTTCTTTTGACGGGAAATGGGTTATTTTCAAACCCAAGTTTAGTTACAAAAGTATCTTCAACATTTGTAAGTATTTTATGTAATCTAATATAATATCTTGATTTTGTTTCAGCACTATTTGTAATATCAGTTATTCTTTTGAAATTACCATATCTTCCATCATATACATCATTTTGTGAATAAGATAAATTATAGACAGTGAATACATTTTTTTCAGACCTATAAGATCCATTACCTAATGAGTAAACTTGATATAAATTTTTTCCATTTATGGTAATACTTAATTCAACCCACTGTCCAACACTCAAATTATGATTAGTTGGACAATTAAAGAATATTAAATCTTTACCATTCGTTTGACCTGTATTCATTACAAATGGTATTCCATCGGAAACATTGTAGGATTGGTTAGTTACATTGTATTTTTCGTTAGTATAGGACATTGTTTGAGCCGTACTACTACTGAACGCATATGATGCATAATATGTCCAATTATATGTTGAAGCACTAACCGTTTGGAATTGGAAGTGGTTTGTAATCCCGCTAGACCGTATCATACTAAATTCATCATATTGGGGAAACCCTTTCCAAACATTCGTATTGACCGAAACTTCAGGATTTATATAATATAATGAATTTTTAAATGGGGTATAACTAGTACTACCTGAAATAGAATTGTTGAACAAGTTTACGATTTTACCATTAAGTCTAAAAATGGATGATTCAGTTCTTTCTTCGTCAAAGATATCATTCAAACTTACTATTCTTGATCTATCTCCTTGAACCATATTCCTTCTTTTACCAAACAATGGTACTTGTAGTTGCTCATCCACATTTGCAGAACCAGCAAATCTTTTCGATCCTAAAACTATTCTTATGTCATCCTGTTTTCTCATTATTATAGAAGATATTTAGTGATGTACCTGTTTAATGATGATTTACCTTTATTTAACCCAAAGTAAAAATGATATGGAGCACCAACAACATATCTATTAGATGGTTGGTTAACTGAAGGTGCGAATGTCGGTACTCCATTATTATTATAATTGTAGATATATCCAGTAGAAGGACCGTTTGTCGCTTGGAAATAATCAGTAGTATTAAAACTCATCTCTTGGTAAGGTGCTGTGTAATATCCATTGTTCGCATCAAATGATGTAAACCAATCGTTGTCTTGGCTTCCTAAAATAGTTTGTGGTGCGGTTTGACCGTCTTTAATCCATTTATACATAGGTACTACTTGGGTTTTAGGGTACCCAATTGTCTGCGTAATATTACCAAATGTTATAGTACCTGGTGTTAATCTTATTCTATTCTCAGTAATAGCAGAATATAATACACCTATAAGTGGTCCGTCATTTGTGTTCGGAGCTAAGTAGATATCATTATCATCATAAAATTCGTCATTGAAAGGTAAAATACCATATTCAGAGTTTATGCTAAACATTTGAGCGATGTCCCCATCAATTCTATCCTCACTTCTCGAAAATAAACTATTAATTGATGCGTCTCCACTACCTAAAATTTGTTGGGTAAATGATGTGGATAACAATCTTGATAGTATAGCAAAAAGTAATATATCGGCAGTTTCGTTGTATGTAGTACTCTTCAATGTATCCACTAAATAACCCTCCAATTGAGGATTTAAACAGATTTCTTTTGCAAATTCATCTCTAGGACCCAAATCCATAATTGTAGTTGGAAAAAATAAATTGCGATTATTCATTCCTTTATATGTCGGTCCAACGGGCTCCCAGTCATTATTGAATAAATTCTTTTTCATAGGTAATTGTCCAATAAACTGACCCGTAACATAATCGTAAGGTGTTGATCTATAAAAGAATGAAAATCTATCTTCATCAAAATAAATCGGTCCTTGGTTAGTAGTGACTTGAATTAGCACGGGGTCCTTTGTTCCGCAAAACTTATATTTCTTAACATTACCGACACTATCAAAAATTGTTTGTTTCCTGAACGAGAACGCGTAAAGGGTACCATTCACCCAATTGTTTTGGAATACATGACTAATCACACCTCTACAAGCACCAAATACAAATCTGAATCTTGCTTTCCATTCTGCCAAATATTTTAAGTCGTCTTTTATTGTCTTTATAAGTTCGTCTTGGACAAAATAATAACACCCCCCTTTAACTCTAGTTTTATCAGGATTGTTAGGGAAATTCGCAGGACATGGCGCCTTTACTCCGAAATTTTCACCACTACCTGAATAACATTCTAATAATGTTAATTGATCACATGTTAAAGACCCTAACACCGCATCACTGACACCACTACCATCATCTTCGAAATCTTGTAAATTATTTGTAGTATCTGTAGGTTGCATGTTAAACACCGGTATAGTAATAACACCTCCTGTATCCAATAACTTATACATTAAAAAGTTATCATTTAGGTGTAAAGAAAATGATGTGTTACCCGAAACTTGAACTACATCTGAAGTTGGTAATCTGTCTGATCTGAGTATTAATCTATCTGAGTTTACCATGTTAGTATTAGGTGTATAATCTAAATGATAAGTGGGGGAAAAAACTCTACTGTGTCTATTTTGTTGTTGTGTTGGCATAGAGACTTGTTGAGGTTCATAACCCGCTAACAAAGTTCCACCCTCAATATTACCTTGTGGTGATGTTGCACATGTAGGTTGAGGAGTTAAAGATCCGTTCCATGCCCCTGAACAAACTTCATAATCTAAAATTATTCCACTAGCGTCTAATTTAACTGCCGCCTGTACAAACCAAGTATATTGTCCAGTTGTCGCATCATAATAGTCGTACCTCATAGGAACCCACAGAAAATCATTTATAGTTGTGTTGAAAACACCGTCCATTGGTATGTTTCCGGGACTATTTGGTCCGACATATTGTGTGTAGAAAATATCACCAACATTTAAGAATGGTGATGTTGTTACGACACCATAACCTGTACTAAAGTTTTCACAAGCACCAACACCAAATTGACATGGTATACCAATAGGTATACCCGAACAAGAAGTCTGATATGCATAATTGTTCGAAGGGTCTGTGTTAGAATAAAAAGCGTACCCATCTGCAACAGGTCTTGTCCATGTATAAAGTTGTGTTGTTGATTGAATGGATCCAAACTGAAAACCTATAGTACTCTTTCCAAGTTCGGGCCCATTACATGCAATGTCAGAATAAACCCCAGCAGGTAGTGTAAATTGATTTAAAGCATAGGTATCACCAAAGTACGCAGGTGACCCAAATCGTGATTTATCTGTGGAATTGTAATATTTTAAAATGTTGTTTGTAAATGCCGAAAAAACAGAAGGTTGTACCGAAAACGAGAATGGTATGTGAAACAACTTATTATTATTATTTGTGGTTGTTTCATGTGTTTCCGGTGTTTTATAGTCGTTTCTCCATGGTAAATTTAAATTTGTATTTGACTGTATTGGAATATTCAAATAATAACTGCCTTCAACAATAGGTCCTTGTGTAAAATTATACCCAAACAATTTAGAAAGGTCATATTTTATGTTTTGTTTTTGAGTATAAGGATCAACTCCCCTTGAAAGAAATATAATCTCCTGATCACCAAATAAGTCGTACGCCTGTAGTGGGGTTGAAATAAATGTTTGGAGGTTCGAGTTTTGCGGTAATTGTGGGACAGAATGATAATAGGCTCTCTGAGTTTTAGCAAAAAGATACTTGTTTAAAAGTGAGTTGACATTATTTTGATTTGTAAGACCAGAATATTGACTGACAGTCCCTCCTGTTATTACTTGGAAGTACTCATTCCCTGCAACAAAATTATAAGGTTTTCCATCTTCAGTAATTTTTAACTTCAATGTTGCAGTCTGTATGGTTCCACCTGTTGTCACATACTGTACAGTTTTATTAACAAGCGCCACTTGGTTGGGATTGGTACTACCTGTAATACTTTTAGTTTGGAACTGATTCAAAGTAGCCCCTGTTAAGTTAGGATCTTGTATTTTTGATATGTCATGGAAAGAAATTAAATCTCCAGGTAATAATGTTTGAAGTGTTCCCGCATCACAAACTACCATGAGAACTGAGTCTGTAAATGGTGTTGATGGCTGAGGAATTAAACCATTTGGTGGTGTATTAAATACTGTAGTTCTTATTATATTTTCACCCTCAAAGTACCTTATTCTTAAATTAGCCATGTTCAAAGACTGTGATAATGTAACATCATTTCCTAAGTACTTATAACTCGAGGCTTGGTTTGGCCATTCCAAAATAGGAAGTTTTGTTAACTTTTGGTCCATTATATTACTATTGAATGTTGAACCTGGTAAAAATTGGTACCCAGCTAAAACCTGTCTTAATCCATTGTTTTGTCCTTCTGTACTGGTAGTACTTACAACCAAACCTTCAAAAGAAGACACTGAATTTGAATTTATTAGTTGACTATAATTGCCCTGTGAAATAAGGAAATTCTGAAATGGATTAAAGTTAGTAGTAGTATTAAGTGACGCATCCTCACAGTTACAAGCTTCACAATCAGGATATGACATCATGGGTAATGAAATTCTTTTGAATGGATTGTTTTCTTCAAGTTTATCTAAAACTGCCTTGTTACACCCACCTTCAGGTTTATTCCCATTGGTTAGCCAGTTTATAGCCTTACATATTGCAAAAACAACATCATTGATAAAATCTATTATAGAATTTATGAATTTTACTATAATTGGATATATTAACGCCAAAATATGTAAAATAACAATTATAGAAGCTAATAATGGTGATAGTAATGTTATTAACAAATTAAATAAGAAAAATATAAAATCAAAATTTCTAACTCCATCATTCACTGGAAATCTATTTGTTGTTGTTGAACATGCCCTATCTGTTATTTCCTTTATTCCTAAATGTCTTGCTCTATTATATCCCCATTTCCATCTATCAATAAAATTTGCAACAGTATAAACTCGATTGAAGTTCATTTCAAAGAATCTATCTTCACAGTTGATCGCCTCCTGAATCATTTGGTTTCCGATAGTTGTTGCAGTATCTCCATAATCATTCCAGTCTAAACTAAAGGCATATGATTGTTTTTGAAGGGTATCTGAAAGAGGTGCTTCAGATTGTGTAAGTGACCAACCGTATTCTTTAATATTAGGTACTAAGTAGTCAGCTCTCATGGCATTATTTTCTAACCCATCTTCATTTTGGTATTGGATCCTGAATCTGTACTTGCCCTTGGTTGGTATACCAATTGTAGGGTCATTCGATATAATCTGGTCTCCGAACTCATTTGTAGTTACAAAATCAAAGTTCATCGGCACTTCAATTAACCATGTTCCATTATCATCAATGACATTTCCTCCGTCTTCAAATCTATACTCTTCTAAAACCGGTAATCCTTGACTGTCGTTAAAAACTGTTTGTCTTAATGCTAAAATTTTCCCAGCACCTGTAACTAAATCACAAAGATTACCTGAATCGAATTTTGGTTTACAATTCACATTTAAAACATCATCTTCACTAGTCGAAAACAAAGATCCCATGAAAATTGATTGAGGTACTATCTCTATACCTGAGTCCCTTAAATCAAAGTCAATTCTTGTAATACCAACATTACATATGTTTTCTTCACCCCAAAATGCGGCAACTTCAACATCTTTAGCTTGATTAACTATTTGTGGTAATGAATCTAAATTTTCAGATGATCTAAAATTAGGGCCAGCAAATTGTGATTTAACACCAAGACCTTGTCTAACTAAATCTGTAGGTCTTTGGGAAAAACATCCGATATTAGATAAGTCTAAATCCATTACGATCGTCTGAATACCTAAAGGTACTCCAACTATCATAAAGTCACCACTATCGTTAGTTCTTACGGTGTACTTGTAGTATTTTTCATATACTTCTAATACTTCTTTTCTTGTTAAAACTTCTTCAATATCAGGAAAAGTACCTGTCGGTGTATGTCCTCCGTACTCTTGTACATAAGGTAAAAGGTTATATCTATAACCTTCGTCATTTTTATCTGTGATTGTTTTATATGGGTATAATGTTGATATTACAGGGTCTGTTTCATCTTCTGTGGTGAGTGGTACAAAAACAGATATTGGTACATTTGGTACTCCGTAACCGCCATTTGCAATTACCCTACCTACTACAACACCATAATCGGCACAAAAACGAGTATAAACATCTTCTTGTTTTAATTTCAACGACAAGATTTCTATTAAGTCAAAATCTTGTTGGATGTCAATTCGGATGTTTTTATCGATTCCAGGCGTTGTTCTAATTCTATAACTTTTGGACATAATATCGTTTAAAAATAAATAGTCTTTTTGACTATTTTAAAAGTAACACGGTTTGGGTTAAAATAAACAATCTTAACTATAATCTACTGTTGTTATATTTTTAACCCTTACTTTTATGTCTTTATTTGGGAATCTTACTTGGTAAATTTGATCGGGCTCTGCAAAAATAGTGTCATCAATAAGTTCAATTTGTTTAGTTGCAACATCTACATATCTTTGTGATGTTTCAGATGATGAGTATTGACCGCCAACTCTATTATATACTCTTATTTCAGATAATGTATTAACTCCTTCTATTCCTTGAACGATTTGTCTAATTTCTGAAACATTAACATTTTCACCTAACTCCCTTGTAGATGGTGCCATGTAAGTTGTTACATTATCAATTATTTGTGTGATGACTTGACTTTGTGATCCTGCAGCGGTTAAAACAACAAAGAACTCAAATTCCAAATCTATAACTTTAGCGACTTCAATTGAAATATAATCGTTAATCATTCTATACTTCGATAGATAAGTTGCCAAATTTGTTTTAAGATTATTCGAGACTGTTTGTGTTAGAGCACCTTGTGTGTCGAAAGAAAGGATCTTCACCAAAATTTTATTGTTGAATTCTGATATCGACACTTTAGCTGGGGCACCGTATTGTCCTGGCATTGTATCAATTAGAGACTTGTAGTCATTTATTGTTACCGCTCTTTTTTGTGCCGCAAAGTTATATGTAACCATATTTCTTACCTCGTTAACTGAAGGTTGGTTTGCTCCTCCGATTGCCGCAGTCACATTATTAACTCTAATCGATTGTATGGTATTGTTATTGACAACCGCTGAGGGTCCGTTTACTGCAAAATCAACTAATGCAACTTGATTGATCGCACCAACACCAACATTACTAGCCAATCCACCACCTGTCCTATATTGAACAAACAAAGTAGTATTTGGTCTTACTGTTAAACCTAAACCTATGTTATTTTGATAATTTTGTATTTTTAGTGGAACACCTGTTTTAGTAAATTGATTTAGTTGTTCTTCAGGTGTTACAGTCCCATTACCAAATTGAATTCTTAAAAATCCCTCGGGGGTGTATTCAGTAATGAATCGATTATCTGTTTTTAAATACCTTCCTACTTTTACGCCAGCGTCATCAACAGGTTTAGTTGGGTCCTCGATAAATACTGTATTTTCTACTAATGAATCAACCTCATACCATCTGTTTGGTGAAGTTTGGAATTCAGTGAAGGATGGTGTTGATTGGTAATCAGTACCGTCTTTTTGTATTATCGATGTCACACCTAAGACATTTTTTTCAGGTAAGAAAAAACTAAAGAAAGGTATTACTTCTGCAGGGGTAATTACCTTTTTGAATACTTGGGTACTACCATTGACAACAATTTCTCGTTTTGTAATTATGTAGCTTGATGGTGCAGAATTATCATCACTGAATTGTGGTATTTTTGTTCTGTTCACAAACCCTTCTCTGTTAAATTGAGTTGAGAAATCAATGTCATATACGGTTTCAAATGTCGTTCCTCCACCGTTGAATTGGGCTCCGGCTCTTAATATACCTAAATATCTTACATCTTCAGAGTCACCTAAAGCAGGTATAGTTATCGAAATATCAACCAAAGCAACAGAAGGTCTAAATCCAGGTACTTTTAGTCCATAGGTTCTAGCAATGTTAAATATAGAAGATCTTTGTTGTGCAAACTGTAAAACGGTTTCTTGTATACTCCTATCTATATGAAAATGCAAATTGTCACCAATCGCAGCATTCAAATCCATCAGTACTGAAAATACAGACGCATCATTAAAATTTTGTATTAATTCTGGATAATACTGTTGGGTATAATCTATGAGGTCTTGTCTTAACGCTTCAAAATCTCTGTCAGTATATGCAATTCTTCTATTTGCCATAGTTTATAAATTGATGATAACGAATTGTCTTGTTCCGAAAGCACTGCTTTCGTCAACATATTCTATTTTTATTTTTGCTGTGTACTCTTCAGTATTTGCTCCAGGAATAGCATAAACAGGAATGTCTTGTTCAGGAACAACTAACTCACCTAAAGATGGTTCAGAATTAACATATGGTTCTATACTTATATTTTGAATAGTAAGATTAGGAATAAATGTAGATATTGATTCTTCTATTTCACTTCTCAGTGTTGAAAAGGTATCCCCATCTAAAGGTTCAAAAATATATTCATACAATCTTGTACCAAAATTTGGTAGATAGTATCTTGATCCTTTCCTTGTTAGTAACAGATGGACCAAATCAGTTCTGATTTCTTCATCTGGTGTTTCCGATAGAGATAGGTATTGACCTTTTAAACTCTGTCTTAAAGGAAAATTAATACCATATGTTATTCCGTTTGCCATATTAAATAAATATAATGTTGCTATTTTTTGAATAAATAGATTAAAAACAAAAAAGTCCGATTACTCGGACTTTAAGATTATGATGAACAACCAAAACATTCAAAATCAGAATTTTCAGGTTTTGGTGGTAAGTTTACATATTCAACTTTAGGCACTTCATTTTTTTGTTTAATTTCTTTTTTTGAAATATCTACCGCTAAATGTTTGGCTCCCGTAGAAATCGCCTTTGTTCTAACATAATAACAAAGTGTTTTCAATCCACTTTCCCAAGAATGAAAATGTGACGATGTAATCTTTGAAAGTGTTGGATTTGACATGTAAATGTTCATTGATTGAGACTGATCAATAAATGGTGCTCTATCTGAAGCCATATCGATAAGTTGTTTTTGTGAAATCTCCCAAATAGTTTTATATTTTGGAATAAGGTGTTCAATTCGTTTAACTTTCTTATTGTAATTCTTATCCTCGGGATCTAAATAATTATTGAAGTTAATGTTTTGAATTGATCCTTCATTAATAATTATTTCGTTTTTAAGGTCTTCACTCCAAATTCCAATTTTTTCAAAATCATTAATTAGATATTTGTTAACAATCATAATTTCTCCACCAACAACTCGTCTGTTAAAGATCGCAGAATGTGCCGGTTCAGTCATTTCATAAGAACCTGTAATTTTTGCAGATGATGCTACAGGCATTTGTGCAGTAAACAATGAATTACATACTCCGTGTTCCATAACACTTTGTTTTAATTTTTTCCAATCCCACATACCTGATAGATTTGATTGGTCAACATCCCACATATCAAACTGAAAATTTCCTTGTGACATTGGTGACCCTTTGAAGAAGTCATATGGTTTATATTGTCCGTCAATACACAACTGATTACTTTCATAAATCGCGGCGTAATAAATGGTCTCAAAAATATCTCTGTTTAATTTTTTAGCGTCGTCCGATGTGAATATATAATCCATTAAATAGAATACATCCGCTAATCCCTGAGTACCAATAGCTATCGCTCTTTGCTCTAAACCGCCTTTTCTACCTTTTTCTGTTGAGTAATTGTTAATATCCACAACTTTATTTAAAGATCTTACAACTTTTCTAACTTCACTAAAAAGAAGTTCAAAATCAAACTTACCGGATTTAATAAAGTTTTTTAAAACCATTGATGAAAGTGTGCATATGGCCGTCGTGTTTTCATCTGTATATTGATAAATCTCATTACAAAGATTTGATTGCTTGATTACTCCAATATTTTGGTGATTGGTTTTTCTATTTGCACTATCCTTTGAACATAGATAAGGCACTCCTGTCTCTACTTGTGATTCAATAATTTTAGTCCAAATATCTTGAGCCTTAACTTTTTTACCCAAACCTAAGTTAACTGCTTGGTTATAAACCTCTTCATATTCCTCACCATAACATTCTTGAAGTGGTTTAAGTCCTGCCTTATTAATATCATTAGGACAAAACAAATACCATTCAGAATTGTTTTTAACTGCCCTCATAAAGTTGTCAGGAATCCACAAAGCGGTGAATAAGTCTCTTGCTCTTAATTCTTCTGCTCCCGTATTCTTTTTAATATCCAATAAATCGAAAATATCTTTATGCCAAGGCTCAAGGTAGATTGCCGCAGAACCAGGTCTACGACCTTGTTGGTTAAAGAACCTAAGAGATTCATTAACAATTTTAAGATATTTCAATAACCCACCAGCATAACCACCTGAACTTGATATTCTACTCTCTTTACTACGGATATTGGACATTGAAAGTCCGATACCAGCAGCGTCTGAAGAGAATGTAGAGATATCCGTCAAAGTATCTAATAAACCTTTTCTTGAGTCAGCATCATTATAATGTAATACACACGACGCCAATTGAGGTACTTTTGTACCTGAGTTGATCATGATTGGAGTTGCCTTTGAAATTAGTTGCTCTGATAAAGATTTGTAATATTCAAATGCGTCAGTAATATTTGTTGTTACCCATAACGCAACTCTCATGTACATATGTTGCGGTCTTTCAACTACTTTACCGTTAGGTCTTTTTAATAAATACATTTCCTGTAAAGATCTCCATGCGAAATAATCAAAATTATAATCGTTATCGTGATTAATCACAGCATCAATAGTATCAGGACCATACTCTGTTATGGTTTCAATTAACTTTTTGTTTATTATACCATCTTCATAAAGTAGCATCATAGTTTGAGAAAAACTATCATTAGTTTCTTTGTGGTAAGATGAGATCGCAACACTAGAAGCTAGTCTTGAATAATCGTGATGGCTACCTGTGTATGATGCAGCAATTTCATACACTAACTTGTCCAATTCTTTCGTTGTTACTTCACCCTCAGTTGGTACTGATGTTATCACTTTGATGAAAATCTCATCTGAATTGACATTTAACCCTTTAGAAGATCTTTTTACTCGGTTATAAATTTTTTGTGGGTTGAATGCTACGATCTCTCCACCTCTTTTTATTATTTTTAATGACATAGTTTGTTATTTAGAAGTCGTCTGTAAATGTTATAGTTTCGTTTAACTTTGCTTTTTGGTATTCCATTGTTCTTGATTCAAAGAAGTTACCTTTAGTTTCAACCGCTATCTGTTCCATGAACTTGAATGGTTGTTCTACATTAAATTCTTTACTACATCCCATCTTCATTAACAAACCATCAACAACGAACTCAAGATATTGTTTCATCAAGTTAGAGTTCATACCGATCAAAGATACCGGTAATGATTCTGTGATGAATTCTTTTTCAATCTCAAGAGCCGACAATAGAATCTCTTTGATTCGTTTCTCGGATGGTTTCTCTTCCAAATGGTTATTTAACAAGTGGATTGCGAAGTCACAGTGTAGGTTTTCGTCTTTGAAGATCAATGAGTTTGCGTTAGCCAACCCTTGCATGATGCCTCTTGACTTCAACCAAAATATGGAACAAAAAGAACCTGAAAAGAAAATACCTTCAACGGCCGCGAATGCTACTAATCGTTCAGCGAATGATGCCTTTTCAATCCACTCCAAAGCCCATTTTGCTTTCTTCTGAACCGCAGGTAATCTATCAATCGCATTGAAACATTCGTCTTTCTCGTTCGGGTTGTTAATGTATGTATCAATCAACAATGAATACATCAACGAGTGAATATTCTCCATTGCCAACTGAAATCCATAGAAGAATTTCGCCTCAGGATATTGTACCTCACGGTAGAAGTTCTCGGCTAAGTTCTCATTAACAATACCATCAGAAGCTGCGAAGAATGAAAGTACATTTTTAACGAAGTATTTTTCATTTTCGGTTAATGATTCCCAATCTCTGATGTCATTTGTTAGGTCAACTTCCTCAGCCGTCCAAAACGCCGCCTGGTGTTGTTTGTAAAATTCCCATATATCATTGTGTTCGATAGGGAAGATGACAAATCGACCAGGGTTTTCTGTTAATATTTTTTCCATTTTTTTAATAAAATTTAATTATTGTTTTTAAGATTCTTGTTGTTCCTTTTGTTTCTTTTTTTCCAAAAGTTCTTTGATCCTACTTCTATTTCTTTCTTCTTTCTGTTCTTCCAAACCTAAGAAAGTTACACTTTGTTCAGTATCTATTTCAAGCATTCCATTATCAAACTTACAGTTTTCAAACACAATACCATCTTTACCGATTCTTGACTTTGTTATCGCAATTGTGGCTAAATTCATTTCTTTCTGTTGTAGACTTTTTGCCACCGTAATAATCACATGTCCAACTTGAGCCTTCTTAATTGATCCACCCATTTGGTCTGTAGTAACAACCTCAGAAGAAATCGAATTACGATTACCTTGTGTTGCCGTCCAACCAGCGATATCCAATTCGTGACACATAGCTTCAAACGCTCTCATCACTGAACCTTCACTTTTCCATTCATCCCCCAACATCTTATCCGGTACAACACAATCAATATAATCCAAAATAATCATATCAACTCTGTTCCCTTCAGCTATCATCTTTCTAACCTGATTTTTAATCTGATTCATAGTGACAGTATCTGATGGAAGTTTTTTCATTATTAATTTATTCTTCCTTGTTGCTTGGATGTGTTTTACTTTTTCAAACACCTCATCTCTGTTTTCAGTTAAATCGTCAGGATGTATTCCCGTCCAAAGTGTAATGTGTTTTCTTTGAATAATTTTTGGGTTATCCTCAAAAAATATCTGTACAACATTGTACCCTAAATTAAATGCGTGGTTAGCAATTTTAGTAGTGAAAGTTGACTTACCAACACCTGTAGGCGCTAAGATAACACCAATTTCTCCTTTTGCCAAACCACCTTTCAAAAGATTATCAATACCTGGTACACCAATTGGAATTGGGTGTCTGTAATCATCATTTAATACCTCGTCAAGGTTGAAGAAAACATCGGTTGTTCCTTTGTCTACTTCACCTACTTGTAATGCCCCTCTTACCATTTCTTCAAGGTGGTCATAACTCTCAAAATCACCTTTATCAATAATTGATTGAGCTTTAGTCATAACCTTCTGTAACTCTTGTTGTTTACAGAATTTTAATGACTTTTCCTGTACAAACATTGATCCGTCGTCTGATACATTTTTAACTTGGTCTAAAGTATCTAATATACTCTTTTGAGCCATAGGAGAGGTAATTTCAGACTTTGTGAGTTGTTCTAATGTGTCAAATGTTGGTGTATGTTCATACTTAGAATAATACTCTTTTATCATTTGACAAATGATACGAAAATATTGGTTATCAAAGTAATGTGGATCAATAACTTCAAGGATGGAATTTGAGAAATCTTTGTATAAAATAATGTTATTTAATAGTTGGATTTGAAAGGTATTTCCCAAGTATCCGAAGTTTTTTTTGTCTGACATATATAATTGTTTTTCTTTGATTCTTTTATAAATATGATTAAATCATTGAATAATTTAGGTATTGGTAAGATAAATTTTTGCCTGATAAAATGTCAGTTAACTCTTTCAATATGGTTTTTATTGATGGTCGTATGTCCAGGGTATATCTTACCTTCGGTGGGTACAATTTGGCGTCGATGGTTCTATGACAAATTGTCTCATTTCCAATTTTGACCATGATGTTAAATTGCTCAGGACCATCAGTATTTGAGGTTTCAAGTACTGAAGGATCTTCCTCAATTTGATATCTATTCTCAAGCATATAGACAACACACTTGTTTCGTAATTTTAAATGGAGTTCGTTTGATAACTCTTTAACATATTCGTACAGATCAATACTTTTCTTAGCGTTAGGGTTAATTCCCTTAACATTAAAAAAACGCTGAACAACAAAATTGTCATTAAGTGTAATTAGAAACTCAACTTTAGTTACATCATTTAGTTCTTTCATAATTTTACTTTTTGTTTTTGAATTTTGACTTTTCTTTTCTTGTTAACTTTAAAAATGGTTTTAAAAAATAAACCCAACTATCATCACTTTTTGGTAGGTATTTAAATAACCCGTCTTCCATCATCATTCGAATAAGGTTCTTGTATCCTCTTCCATCGGGATCTAATGATTCTGAGTAATATGAATCCACCATTTCTTTACCTTCTTGATTAATGAGGGGGGTACTCAAATCAATAAGTTTTTTATTAATGTCATAATACTCATCACCAAAGATGCCCTCTTTTGTTTTACCTGACAAAAGATTTTGTAGTGATTTGTTGTCTTTATTTTCTTTTAGAAGTTCTTCTCCTTTAGATAAAATATCGGTATAATCTACAGGTTTTTCAAGTAGCTCAGGGAAAAACTTAAATAAAGTTTTTTCACCCAAGTAAAAAATACCATCAATGTTGTCCGAACTATCTCCAGTAAGAATTTTGATTGTTTTGACATTATAATGGGGTACTTCAAAATCACTCATTTTGATAGTATCCCCATTCTTATAATATCTTTTTGCGGATGGTGAATAGATAGATACCTTTTCAGATATTAACTGTGTTAGGTCTCTATCACTTGAGAATATAGTTTTATCCTCATCTTCAGAAATCTGACAGTAGTATGCAATTAAATCATCAGCCTCAGAATTTTCAACCTCAACTTGTCTTACAAACATCTCTTCAAGATATTGTTTAACTCGTTGTTTCTGACCTTCGTAAGATTCTTGCTTATACTCATTTGAAGCTTCTTTTCGGTTTAATTTGTATTTTGGGTATATCAACCTTCTCTGTGACGAGTTTGTTTCACTATCCCAAAAGACAACAACTTTGTTATAGTTGTTTTCCTCTATGAATCTTCTTAAGGTATTTAAAAAGTGCCAAATAGCACCGATATGTTGTCCGTTATGAAAGTAATCTTTCACTCCGTGGAAACCAATTTTTATTAAATTGTTCCCATCAACCAATAAGGTTTTTGTCACTTTTTTGTTTTTTAATTGTTACTACTCTACTTCTTCTTTTTCTGCTTTCAAATCGAAGTCACCATCAACTCCAATAATCTCCTTCCAATACTCAGCATATTCTTTCTTATACTTTTCTACGGAAGACTTCTCCTCGGCCGTGTCTTTACCCGGTAAGAACCCGTGTGGTGTTACAATAATTCTACCGTCTTCAAACCCAAGTCCGTTGATGTGATTTTTCATAACGGATACTTTTGTTCGTGTGGCAAACTTTACTGTTCGTTTGTCTTTGGTTGCCGTAATCTTAGTTGTACCAGCACCTTTTTGATTTCCAAACAAGAACACCAATGATGAGTTTAACCAAATAGCTTCACCACCTTTTGCTTTAATTTTAGGTTGACCAAATGGGTTATCAGGTAATTCAACCCAAGGTTGATTCACAATGATAAGGGTATTTTCAAACTTAGAATCAGATTTACGCGATCCTGAAATTCTTTGATTAATTCCCATACCAATCTTGTCTGCTAAAACACTTGCATTGTGTTGCTTACCACCTTTACCTTCATATGTCATCTTACAAGGAACAGACCCCACTGAATCCCATAAGAAACATAATGAATAATCCAACTCACCCTTCTCTTGTGCATCTAACAAACTATTGATGTAATCTGTAATTTGTTCGATGTATTCAAAGTTATTGTTGAAGATAAAGAATCCGTCCCAATCAAGTTCTCCCGTTTCTTCATCAACCACTTCTTCACATTCAAATCCCATTAGTTTTGCATGTTCAAAAGACCACTTCTGCTCTGTAATGATGAACACAGGTAAAATACCTTTCTTTTGTGCATCAACAGCAGTTTTAACTAATGCTGTGGTTTTTCCTGTATCAGAGTGACCTAACAACATATTAAGGTGCCCAATAGCGGGACCAGGTAATCCAACCGCATCTAAGAACTCAGAACCCAAATCAAAAAATCTTTGTGGTTTGTACTTCGCCGATGTGGAGAATTTTTTCTTTAATGAACCGAAATCGTTTTTCTTAATAGCCATATTACAATTCGTATACTTTAAATTCTGTAATGGTCTCTAACTTATCTTTTGCGTCAGTAAGTTGTCCAACCAAATTATCCATTTCTTCTGTGTGTTGTGGATGTTCTCCAATACCAACAGAGTTTGAGAAATAAATATATAAACGAGCTTCGGCATCTGCGATCTCAGCTTCATACTTTTTAATCAAAGCGTCTTTTAATTTTTCTGCAATAATTGGTTTCATTTTTTTGTTTTAATTAGTTAATAAAAAAAGCATGAACACTTGCAAGGTATCCATGCTTCGATGATTTTTTAGAACGGTAAATCTTCTGCCGGTTCTTCATTGGCCTGTGGGTCCGCAGGTGTTGGTGTTTCTTGTTTGTTTCCACCTAATGAAATTTCAGCTTCTTCACCATATACATATTTTTTAAGTTCAGAAGACCAAATTGGTGTTTCTCCAACCGCTACGGCTTCTAAATACTCTACAGGTTTTTTAGAGTAAACATCGTTCCATGTAAGTTCATCCTGAACCCATCCGTCCATAATTTCTTTATCTTCGTGAAGTGGTTGTGGGTCATCATACATGATTGTTTGAATAACTGTGTATTCTTTACCCTGTGGTGTTTTAGCCTTTGTTAGTTCGATGATTAAGTCACGACCTTTTTCTGCGTCTGTAACATCACCTTTAGCCTTCCAAATAGGGAGAATTTTATCTAACACACCTTCTTGTTTGTAGTTGTGTTTAAATCTCCAAAATTTAACACCATCTTGTTCATTATCACGGTCAACTACTTTAACGATATAAAACAATCGAGATCTATATTGTGAAGCCAATTCTTTGTCTTCTTTTTTACCTGTAGAGATAAGTTCGTTATATACTTCGGTCAATGGTGATCGTTCGTTGTCATTTTTATCAGGGTCATACAACTTAACCCATTGTCCGTTTACTTGGATCTCGTGATACCATACTTCAACAAACGGAGACGATCCATCTTTAGTAGGTAAAATACGAATTCTTCGTGATGCAGATTTTTCATTCTTTTGTAAAATTGCTGAAAAATACTTTTTCAAACGGTCTTCTTGTGAAATGTTTGATCGTTGTGAACTCGATGTTGTTGAGTTCTTTTCGTACTGTGCAAGTACTGAATCTAATACTGAATTTGCCATAAATAAATTTTTAATTATTACTCTTTTATCTACAACAAATATAAGTGAATATTCAAGTTTGTCAAATAAAAAAGGGACCGTAAAGTCCCTTTATATTATGTTTAATTTTTTTTTAGTTTTGGTCTTCGTTATCGTAGATATTGAAAGTTTTTTTGATCTCCCCTGGTGAAAAGTTTTCAACATCGTCTGAAGTTAAAACATATTCATTTTTTCCCGTTTTATCCATTTCAACTTCTTTGTCTTGGAAAAAATCAGTAAGTTTTTGATTATAAGGATATGAGTCTAACGATCTTAACATAAGTTTTTCCTCTGGTGTTTTTTCTCTATACTTATCGAATTTATTTTCAAGGTTATTTATTTTATCCATGATTTGATCCATCGTATTCAACTTACTTTCTAAATCATCTAACTTTGAGAACATGTTAGTCATAAATTCCTCTTGTTTTGTTTTGATTTCCTGTTGGTTAGTTACTAAATCGGTAATATCAATTTCTTCTGTATCTTCGGTTTCTGTACCAGTCCCTTCGGCATCCACTTCTTCTACATCAGGGTCCGATTGTATATCAATAGGTTCTGCCACTTCTTCAGGTGCTGCTGCATCTGTACCTGTTGCAGCTTCAGGTGCCGCTGCGGCATCAGGTGCTGCCGGAGTCGTTGCGGTGGCATCGGCCTCAGGAGTAGGTTCTTCCTCAGGTAATGGAGCATCTCCTTGTTCTTTTAGTATGTAGGTATTAATTTGATTAAACCTTTTTAGTTCTTCGATGATTTTTTTATCAATATTCATTACCTTATTTTTATCCGTTAAGTAATGTCTTAACACCTGTCGGTGTTTCGACTTTTAATGTTCTATTAGTTTTCATAGTGTTGTCAACTCTTTCAATAAGACCATCTTTCATTCTTATCGTATAACAATCACCTGTATCTAAATCACAAACTTCTTGATAACCATTACCACTATCTCTTTGGGTAACTCTAGTATCTTTTTTTAGATAGTCGTCTAAAAGTGCTTTCATGTTCATAATAATTTCTATATAAATATATCGTTTATGGGAAATAAGTTACCGCAAGCTCAACAAGTTGTTGATATGCACTATATACACTTGGTAAAATAGTTTCATTCTGTACATTTGTGAGAACAAAATCCTTCATTTGACTTGCACTTTTTCCTGTAAAACCGTAACCCGTATCCCAAGTCGCAATAATAAATTGAGCGATTGCTTGTTTTGTAGTTTCTTGTTGGTTACCAGTATTTAAAAGTTTCATTTCCTCAACTATTGGTCCTAAATTTTGATACAACTTGTAAGTAATTTCTATTGATTCGATGGCTTGTGCAAATGAGAATAATGGATTGGTTACATTATCAACACTAGTACACACCAAGGAATTAAGTCTTGGGTCGTCGCTGTATGTGTTTTTACCCGTCAACTCAAACAAGTTATTGTTAATAGGTTGTAATAGATTATCCTCGAAACCATTTGAAGATCTTGTAATTGCAATAACAAAAAGTGTAATAGCAATATTTTTATCAATACTTGGTATTGATTTGATGAGGTTAGCAAATTCATTAAAGGTCAAATTACTTCTACTGATGGCAACAAAAGGTAAGGTGGAGTATTTTGAATTAACTAATAACTGACATTCATCTTCAGGTTTCAATGTTGTTCCAACCGCCTCAGGTTGATCAAGGTTAGTTGTCGCTCCTTGTGGTGCTGAGATAGGGTTAGGTCTTTGAAGTGCAATACTTTTATACTTCTCTAAATAATTCTGTTTTATATATGTTGCCATACTATCGGGTGGTGGTAATTCATATATTGGCATTCTAGTACCTTTGAATTCTGTTTCAAATCCTTGAGGAGAGATTCTATGTTCAACACTATATATTTGATATGATCCCGCAAAAAGTGGAACATGTCTCAAATTGAAGTACATAAGTGGTTGTATCATCACATTACCTAAGGATGAAACTGTACAGCTATATGAAGAACTTAAATATAAAGAATATATTGAGGATGTTTGTTGAGCGATTGAATCCCCATTTACACCATTTGCAATTTGGTCTCTCACTAAAAATGTTGCTCCTGTTGGTTTTTTTTCGTCCATACCAACTTCTAAATTTGAGAACATATTTTGGTTTTGAATACCAAAGTCTACGGTAAACGCAACCACTTTATTTGAAAGTGAAAAATTGTATGGTGGTGTTACAGGTATTCTTACAGGACAAGTAGACGGGTTTCTAAAATCATAACTATCGTCATTATATAATACCGTATTATTATTTGACTTAGGGTGTTCTGATGTTTTACCAACATACGACAAAACAAACTTTGGTTTAGAGTCTATGTAGTTAACTTCAGCATATGTACCGAACAGTGAGTTTGGTAAATCAATAGGTTTAGGTATTGCGTTTGGTGTTGGCGATTGGTTTCCATAAAAATTAATGTATGCTGGCATCGCGTAAAATAACATATTGTCAATTACAGTCATAATTGTATCAACGGTGTCCAATATTGTCATTGTTTTTCTTTCTTTCAATAATTTTGCAATTTGTATAACATTTACTTGAAGTGTTCCGCCGATATCACCATTTCCTGCATTTACAAAAATGAAGTCTTCAAATAATGTTTTACTTTTAAAATCTCCACCCGCAATCCATTTATCATTGAAAGCTTGGAATGTGTTGTATGTACTTAGTTTAGTAACATTACCACTTACATTCGATCCTACACCTTCTATCTCTGTTTTTGTATTCGGTAGATTTTTGTTTAATCTCGAAGAGATTTCTCGAACCATATCACTCTGTAGTGAATTCAAGTCATCTAAAAACTGATTGTAGTCACCGAAGAAATTATCAATATCCCAAGACCCACCGTCATACAATGTTTTGAATTTTTGAAAAGCATAAATCTTAATTAACGGGTATAAAGTTTGAACATTTGAAGATGAAAATTCAATATTATTATCAATAAAGAAATCAGTAATTGTAGATCCACTATCCGAATATAATACATTATTGTTTACTGAGAATCCAACATATTTTTGTAGTTCTATCCAAGATTCAGAATTTAAAGATTGGCTGTCTAAAAGAGAAACACCTGTTCCATCACCAGGGAGAGTCCCCAAAACATATTCTGAGTATGTTAGTGGTTGTAATGGTTTTAGAGTATCATCAGTTGAAAAACTATTGAATACTTTTCTGTTGAAATTGGAAGGGTTACCTATTTTGAGAATACAATCAAAATTTATAAACTCCTCGAGTTTTTTTGACATGTTAATTTGCTGTACTTGTGCAATATTTACCGCGTCTATGTTTTCTTGATTTATAATTGGGTTTGTTAAATCAGTTTCTTTAACAACAAACAAATTCAATATTTGATCTCTTAATCTCCTTTGTTTTATGTTTTTAATCTTGTTAGTATCAATATAATCAGGTGTTGTTCTTTCACCACTTAATACTAAAATTTCAGAGGCATCAGCATTCGGGTCACAAAAACCTAAAAACGCCTTTTCAAATTCATCTAAAATTTGAGGGTTGAAGGTTCCTATCAATGTTGATATGTTAGGATATAACCCAGGTCCTAATCCGTATGTTATTCTTTCATCAGGTTGTGGTTTAACTATCGGGTCAAAATAACCAAAATTTGAAAGTCCCCACATACCTCTAACCGAACCATTATACATTGCGGGATTATTTGAAATGTCTGTTTTCAATTTTTTTGTACCCGTGAAACATTCTAAAACGGTTTGATTGAAAGGGGACCCTCCATTAGATGGTACCGGAATGTATACTTTATTATTTTTGTCAACCATCGCATTTTTATCAAAAATAAAATACTGATAATAACCATTTACTACAATTGATCGGTCTAAGTTATTCGAGTCTCCACTGTATGGCATAAAAAATGAAGAATTACTGTTTGTACCTATTCTTAACTTATTTCTATCATAAGCTTCTTCAAATTCCGTGGTAGAATAAGTGTTAAATAAGTTTTCTTTGGTAAAGTACCAATAAAAATCATTTATCAACTTAGGGTAAAATCCTAAATTATATTTTTCAATAAATTGTGTATTTGCTGGTGGTGTTAAAATAGTTTCAAAGGCCTTGAATGTTTGAGTACCCCCTGTATAATTTTTAATAGTATATTGGGTGGACATGTTTCCGAGTGTCGGGTCGTAATAATTTTCATAATCAAAATTTTGCCATACATCATCCAAAATATCAACTGTCTTGTTTGATTCTATCCATGTTTTATACCTATGCCACACAGCACCATATTTCAAAATGTAATGATAAGGCATCTGATGGATTGCTGAAAATTTACTAAGACTTGTCAATATATCCGTTTTGACATTAGTATTATCCAAAGATTGTATAGTTAATTCTTCATTTAAAGACGATAAAAATAAATAACCTAAAGCGACATATGGGTTACTTACTCCATTTTTTTCATTATCAATACCTTTCAATAAAGCATTTATAAAATACGGGGTGTTAACCATAGAGGTAACTTGTTCAGATGTTACCAATCCTGAATAATTAGAATATAATAAATTAAGATCAGTATAATTACTGTATAAATAATCAGGATATTTAACTGTGAAGTAATTGATAAGATCTATTGAAGTTTTAATTGGGGTTGCACTATTAGGTATTACGAATACCTGTGAATTAAAATTTTTATTTATGTTGTTTTCGTATGTGTAGTTTAATGTCAATTTGTTTCCTGAAGAATTCTCTTTAAGCCTAGCGACCGTTTTTTTGTCCTCAAAGAAAATAAATGTGTCATCAGTGTTATAAATAACATTAGGATCATCGGTTTTATATAATCCGTATACATCAAAAAAGTTCAGTTCGTTAGTAGTCGTATCACTCAAATAGTTTTTAAAATTTTCAACTAATGGTACGCTTGTGTCTAATGTCAAACTTGCACCGTCAATAGTGTCCATACTAAATAGACCATAATCTTTACTTATTAGTGTATTGATGTATTCCGTAGTAAAATTGTCCCTTTCGTAGTTCCAATATTTTGTAGATGCTCCGTTATTGGAAATTGTTTTCAAATAATCCTCTAAGACAGTTAAATCAAAAGGGTTGTTTTTTAATTTTTCAAGTAAAAATGGTTTGTTATTTATATTTTTACTTATGTTACTGTACTCAAGGTCTGCAATAAATTTATCTATTTGCGGTCTTTTGTAGTTACCTCTGAAAAGTTGCGTGTAGTGTGATGTTAAATATGTCCTTTCCCACCATTCATAAAAAAATGAAATTTCACTTGGATCCTCGTATGGGATTGTGCTGAACGGAAACTCTAAACTATTAGATGAAGCATAGTCACCCAGTAGTTTTTGATTAACATATGTATACTTTTTACCAACCGGAGCTTTTAGTGTCCCCGCTTCTAAATATTTTTCAGTAAAGAATACTTCAGGCCAAACCGTTCTGTCAAATGCATTTGTCGTCGGAGCATATGGTGGTGAGCCTAAGTACTGAATAACATACTTATCAACACCATCGGTTGTTTTTTCTTTAACAAAGTATGTTGGCCAAGGGTAAACCACATTGTCGGTATTTTGTGATCCCGCATAGTTAACTTGATTTTTTGAGTCTATACCAAAGTTGTTACTTGGGGGTAAAACTGTCTGAATTCTTTTTGGGTCATTTCTTTTTTGCCAAGCGTCAAAGTGAGTTTGATCCATCAATCTATAGAAAGTGTCTATACCTGCCATAATTATTGCAAATACATTTCTTATTGTTGGTGCAAACCCTAATCCGTCATTCTCATTAATAAGTTTATTTGCAAGTAAATCAGAAAAATTTTGTTCTATAGATGTTTTCTTGGATTCTAAAGTTGATTTTAGTTTATCAATTTTTGCAAAAAAACTATTCTGAATATAGTTAATATCACCAATCTTTTTTTCCCCATAAGTAAAAAAAGTCGGGCTGTGAGCTGGATCATCTACAATTAATCCAGTATTTAAATCTCTAACTTTACCAAAAAGTTCAAACTCTTTGGCTATTTGTGTTTTGTAAGTGTTTAACTCTTGATCGGTAAAATTATTTCTTCCTAATTTTTGTGAAAGACTACTTCTGTAATCATCTTCGGTCAGGTCTGTGTACCAGAATTTTTTAACAATATCATCTACAGACAAAGAAACAGGAATAGATTGACCTTCAAAAGTAGTATTACCAATTTTATATGAACCTTTGTTTTCACCAGTCCCAAAAGATGTGTTATTATTGAGGTCTTTAACTGCCGCGTTAATTTCGGCTTCAATGTCTTTGACAAGTTGGTTTCTAAAATCAAAGTCAATGTTTCTTTTGTAAGGATAATAAATTTGATTGTTTTTGATGATGTAACTATCGTTATCTAAATAATTTGTAAGAACTTTATTATATACAGTATCAACTAACTCATCAAGTATATTGTTAAAAGTTTGAACATCATTTAAAACAGTAAAGTCACCCTTTTCAATTGATTCTTGTACAGATAAATCATAATTCTCCGCTCTCAAAAAAAACTCTTCTATTGTTAGTCTTGGGAAACCCTTTGGGATTAAACCTTTGGATTCGTAAATACCGTACACCTCATCTAATTTTTGTGCACCTACCGATGTTTGTGTTATTTGGGTATTTACTGTAGCATTTGGCGTGGCACTGTTATTTGTCTGGTCGGTTGTTTGAATATTAGTTGGAAACATTTTTGGTGCTACGATTCCATAATCCAATAAAGTATCAGCTAGAAGACCTGTTAACTTTCCAATAAACTCCAAACTTATTTGATAGTTTCCAGTTCCTGAATCAAATGTTGCATTAAAACTCGATAAATTCAATGCGTATCTTATTGCCTTACCATAATACCCTTTGAGTGTTAAATAAAATAGTGGATAAGGCATGTTGAAGAACACGGAATAAAGGGATTTTTCACCTTGTTCAAATAAAGTTCTTCCTTGCACATCAATTAATCTCATCGAAACTTTTGGTACACCGATACTATTCACCGTCACATTGATTGTTTCAATTCCTAACATTTGAGTGTCTTCATAATTTGAAGTGTCTTTTGTTCCTTTGACATTTCTTACGGCCTGATTTGACCCTTCTGCAGTTTTCGCACCTTTACCAGTTAACTGATCAGTATAAGATGTGTCAAAAAACTTTTTACCTTGTGGTTGTAAAAAATTGATGACTAAGCTCGGGTCGTTAGAACTTGATTTTAAACTAGCAACAGATGTATTAAATATGTCCAATGTTTCTCCAACCGCCAATTTTGTTCTTGGCACAACTTTAGTTTCAAGGTTAGCATAAATTACTAACTCCTCATGATCGACTAATCGATCTTTGATTACATTATTATCAACAATTTTATTTGGGTCTATTGAAATAATGTTGTCGTAATCGGTTTCAATATAAAGTGGTTTTTTTGAAAAGTTATCTGCCATAATAAAAAATATGTGTATCTACCGCATTTTTGTAGTCCAAAAGAGCACCTAATAATGGATATGGTATAGCTAATATAGTTCCATCAGGTATATTTGTCTCCAATCCACCAAATTCAGGATTAGCCATCAATATTAACCACCCAAAATAAGGTGATCCATATTTCTCAAAACTAATCTTATCTAACCTACTTCTATTAGTTCTATAAATGTATTTTTGGTCAGATGGTCTTGTGGGTAATGTCACATAAGGAACAACAGTTTGTTGTCCATTAACAAAAAAATTCTGATATCTATTGTAGTATTGCATATTAAACCATTTGTTTTTTCAAGTTAAATAAATTGTCAGTTGAGTCAACTGTTGACCACAAGTCGAATAAGTTCTGCTGATTAGCAGGGTTGACCGGGTCTTGTTTAACAAAAGTGAACTTTCTAGTTTTGTTTTTGTTAAAGGTAATGTATTTGTTATTAGGGAACTTAGAAATAAAATATTGATTATTGAAGTTTTTAAAATTATCGTCTAATGTCTGTTTTGATTTTTCATACTTACTGAATCTTCCATTAGGTATTACCGTAGTTTGATTTCCAACTTGAACAGATCCTGACCCTGCATTAATACCTATGTTTGCAAACATAAATGATCTATAATTACTAACACTAAGATCTTGAGTTATTGTTGATACAACATCGTCCATAAACTTATTTCTGTCTTGTAAAATTTCTTTTCCAAATATTAAGAAGAATCTAACATCTTGCGGAACCACAGAATCGATATAAACATCAAAGTTGAAACTGTCATTGTATATTTTAGTAGATCCGCTTGGAATCATTTGATATGTACCATACTTGTCATTCAATTCATTAAGATCACTTCCGATTTTTAAAAGATCGTCTTTTAATTCATCATATGTATTAGCGGCGCCAGCACTAGTCGGGTCAACCTCAGTTGTTCCTGATATGTCATATATTACTGCACCACCCCTTTTATTTTTATAACCGTCAACCTGACTTAAAACAAAATTGATCTGATCCGAATTTTTGATGAAATTAATTTCTTCTTGTATTAGTTTAGATGTATTTTTTTCAAGAGATTGTAAGAAAATACTTTTTCTTGAATCGACCATTTCCGTTAATCTTCTTTTAACTTTTCTTGTTGAGTTATTTGACGCAAAGGATTGGTTAGTGAGTTGTGCTATCAACGGACATAAATCGTTTTCAATATCTAATTTAGCTTGGTCGAAAAGTAAATCAACTTTACTTTGGTAGTTCACGGGTTTACCAAATATTTTTACTACTTGTGGTTGTGCTCCCAATAACCAATCAAATTGACCTTCACTATATTTTCTTTCTGCCGTGTAAAAAATTAATCCACCCCATAAAAGATCGTTTTTAAGATCGGTTAAAGTAGTATTAATATTACTGATATAGTTTTCGGTTGCAGAAATCATGTTATTCATGTTATCTTTGTAATTGATGTCCCCGATAACCTGTGATGTATTAACATCAAAAGAAGAATTGGTAATAGTACCAATTGTTACCCCACCGTCATTTACCGCAGGTCTTGTAAGAGGAGGCACTCCGGCTTCATTTTT